GCCGCCGGCGAGAAGCTCATGGACCTAGCCCGGGACTATGGCGTCGACCATACGACCATCCTTTACCACCAACGAAGATACGCCGTGATAGCCACTACGATTACCGTCAGCGGGGTCGACTGCACCGCCCCAGCCCCGCTCCCGCGCGCCACCAAGACCGACACCCGGGACTGGAACGGCGAGCGCATCAACCCCGGCCGCACGTACGCAGAGTACATAGCCATACAGCGCGAGCGGGAGAACGAAGCCTTTAAGCAGAGATTACAAGCGCGCATGGCGCGACAAACCGCACACGCATGAAGCTCACCATCGTTATCGGCGTCCTCGACGCCTTCGAGATAAGCGCCGCCGCGCTCGCGACGCTCATCAAGAACCTCCACCGGCCCAAGACCACCGAAGTCATCGTCATAGACAACGGGAGCACGAGCCGCTTCTACGACTACCTCAAGGCGACCGACATAGAGAACGAGACGCTCCACCTCGGCGGCTTCCGCGTGCTACGGAACGAGAAGAACGTCGGCAACTACCCGCTCTTTAAGCAGGGCCTCGAGGAGAGCCGCGGCGAGATCATCGCGTTCGTACACAGCGACGTCTTTATCTACGAGAGCGGCTGGGACGTTAAGACCGTAGCGCAGTTCGACGCCAACAAGGACCTCGGCCTCGTCGGCTTTATCGGAAGCACCGAGCTCGACAACTGGGGCGGCCGCGGCACCGGGACCCACAGCAACATGCAGGGCAACAGCATCGCGCACACGCACGACGACGGCACCTGGACCGGGAGCCGCGCGGAAGTGCACGGCAAGCGCGACGAAGGCTTCGTCATAGACGGGAGCGTCGTCGACGGGTGCGTGATGATCTTTAGGCGCGATACGCTAAAGGCGCTCGAGCATAAGCCCGACTTCCCCATCCACCACCACTACGACCGGCTGTTAAGCGCCCAGACCCTCGAGCTCGGCCAGCGCGTCGCGATCCTCGGCATCGCCTTCGACCACATAAGCGGCCAGACCGCCAACCACGCCCAGACGTACCAGGACACCGCCCGGGACTGGTTTAAGGAGCGCCACGGCATAGACGCGCCCGACCAATGGGCCGCGCTCCGGAAGGACTGGCTACCGCGCACCGACAACCCGAGCCGCGGCACGACCCCGAACCAATGGGACCACGCGACCTACCTCGAGGCCGAGTACCAGTTCCTCAAGGAGTACCGGGACCAGAAGCACGTCGTCCCCGCCGTCTACGGGAAGCCGGTCAACCGCTAGCCCATGGACGAATGCGACTACTGCGGACTAGACCAGGACGAATGCGAATGTTTTAACGACGGCGTCCAGCGCATACCATGAATATCACCCCCGTCGAGCTCCGGATAAAGGCATACGCCCGAGAATTCCTCGAGGCGAAGATGGCGCATAGCCGCTCGCAAAGCCACCCCTTCGGCGCCGCACCCGCGATCATCATCCGCGAGCCCGAGTTAGAACCGTTCCTCGACGCGCTCTGGCGGCACCTTAACGAGCGCATCGCGGCCGACGACAAAGCCCATGAGGGAGAAGCGTAGCCTTATTACCGGGGCGAACGGCTTTATAGGCTACGCCCTCACCAAGCGGCTTTTAGAGACACGGCCCGACGAGCGCCTCGTCCTCCACGCCCGGACCGCCTTTAGCCCGGACACGATAGAGCTCGTCGGCCAGTACCCGGGCCGCACCACGTACCGCTACGGCGACCTCGGCGACTACGATATAGGCGACGACGCCGAGATAGAGGACGTCGACCGCGTCTACCACCTCGCCGCCCGGATAGCGACGACCGGCGCGAGCGCGAACGTCCTCGACGAGAACGAGACCATCGACGCGGCGCTCTTCGACGCCTACGCCGCCAGGGACGACGTCCGGATCCTCTACGCCAGCACCGGGGAAGTCCTCGGGCCGCTCTGGGAGCTGATGGCCGCAAGCTCCGACTGGAAGTGGCCGCCCCCGGAAACGCACGGCGCCGCGGCGATCACGATACCGGACCCGCGCTGGATGTACGCCCTCAGCAAGATCGTCGGCGAAGCCCGCCTACGCCACAGCGGCTACGCCTACGACTGGACGATAGCGCGCTTACAGAACCCCTACGGCCCGCGCGCGAGCGAAGCGACGCTGATACCGCAGATCATCAAAGGCGCCCTCAAGGGACCGCCGGCGACCGTGTACGTAAACGACACGCGCCCCTTCCTCTACGTCGACGACGTCGCCGACGCGCTTATCCTTACGATGGAAAGCCCGCACGCGAGCAAGCGGGTCGTAAACATAGCCGGCCCGGAGATAACGGCGGGACAGATGGCCGACGCGATTACGGCGGTCCTCGAGGACCCAGGCGCCTACACGAAGCAGTACCGGGAAGGCCACCTCCCCTTCCACCGCCGCGCCTTAGATACGGCCTTCCTCGACGGCCTCGGCTGGCGCCCGTGGATAACGCTCGACGAAGGCGCGAAAAAAACAGTAGAATACTTTAAGCAACGCTATGAGCAAGAAGATTAAGGCCTTCGGCCCGAACGAACCCATCCCCGACGGCGCGCAGTTCCTCCGCGCGGAAGAACAGCCGACCGGCGGCGTCCCGCGCGGCCTCGTCCCGAACGGCGGCAACACTCTCTTTTACTTCCTCGTCGACGACCCCGAAGCAAGCTACGGCCGCGGCGGTACCGCCGGCTGACGTATGCGAAACCCGATAGTCTCGCCGCGGTACGAGGAGAAGCACTACAAGGGCCAGGACGTCGTCCACGAAGGCATACGCATCCCGCTCCAGAAAGAGCCGCCAGCCGAGCTCCTTAAAAAGTTTTCGCGACGCGCTCAGCGAATCATCGACGACGCGAAGCCCGTAAGCGAGGACAGCCTGCGCTTTAAGTACGCCGCACCCGAGGACCTGCCGGCGCTCCGCGCGCTCTGGTTTAACCCCGAGGACCCGACCTTCCCCGACACGCTCGACGAGCACACCGGAACCGTCGCCATCCGCGACGACAAGATCATCGGCGGCGCGCTCTGGAAGCCCGAGGGCAACAACCTTTTCCTGCACCAGCTCATAGCGAGCCCGGAAGCGAAGCGAGAAGGCATACCGACGCGCCTCATATGGGAGAGCGTCCTGATGTATTACCGCGGCGCCTACCACGCGCTCGACATAGGCGTAAGCTACAACCCGAAGCGCTACGCCTTCTTTAAGCACTTCGCCGTCGAGACGTACCCGATCATCCTCAAGAAGCCGTTCTACGTCCCCGTGATACGCCTGAGCCCCTTCCGCACTATGCCCGACCAGGAGCGCGCACCGGCCCCCCCGATGGACTGGAAGGCGCGCAACGCGACGTTCCTGCCGCGAGGAAGCGCGGCGCTCTACGCCGCCCTCAAGCATGCCGGCATCGCGGAAGGCGACATGGTCGTCATAGTAAAGACCTTCGGGAGCGATTTTATAAGCGCTTGCGTCACCGATACCATAGAAAAAGCCGGCGGCACCTGGAACCTATACGGCCCCGGCCGCGTAGCACCAAACCCACTTAACCGAGTAAGAGCGGTTATAGCCCTCCACGAGTTCGGCATACCGATCTATCAGGAAGGCGCGCTAAAGATACTCCAAGAGTTTAGGGACCACGACGTACCGATTATCGAGGACTGCGCGTGGCGCACGAAGCCGGTATGGGACTGGAGCACGTACAAGGTCTTTTCGATGCAAAAGATGATGAACATAAACTACGGCGGCGTCCTCTGGGGCGCGCACATAGACGACGAGACGTTATGGAGCTGGGGCGTGTTAGATACGGTGAAGCGCGATCGCCTCGCGTACGAGCCGATCCGCGAAGGCGACGAGGCGAAGCGCCGCGGGCTCTGGAAGAAGTACCACGAGTACGTGCTCGCCGACGGCATGACCCCGGACGACTGCTACGACTACGCCGGCGCCATCGAGCGCAAGGAATGGCTCCCTACCGTCTACCTGCAGAAGTTCCAGACGGACGCCATAGCCGACGCGATCGTCGAGCGCCTCGAAGCCTTCGGCATACAGGCCGGACGGTACTGGGGAGAACCGATAGTGTATTTGCCGATACACGATAATATGAGTAGCGCAGAAGTATCGTATATGTTCGCAGTCGTCAAGGGATACTTCAACGAATGCAGAGATTACCAGGGAAAGTAATCGATACGCCCCCCATGAACAAGTACCTCGCAGTAGCATTACTCGCGCTCCTCTTCGCCGCCGGCGCAAGCACGGCAGAGGCCCGCTGGAACCGGAGCTACGGCTACCGATACCAGCCGCCCCAGCACCAGGCACCGAAGCCTAAGCCGAAACCGCCGGCACCAGCGCCGACGCCCGCCCCGGTACCGCCCGCGGCCGGCGAGACGCGCTTTACCGCGTACGTCACGGCCTACACGTATTGGGATAACACCCCGCCCGGAAGCGCCGACATCTCGAACCCCGTCCTGCATAGCAAGGCGGGCGGCACCGGCACGTACGCCGACCCGATAACGGTCGCCGTCGGCCACAGCATCACGAACGGCAAGAGCACGCTCGACTACCCGGCCGGCACGCGGTTCTACATCCCGAACCTCCGCCGCTACTTTATCGTCGAGGACGCGTGCGGCGACGGAAGCAAACCCCAGAACGGCCCCTGCCACACGGGCTACCCGAGCGGCACGACCGCCTGGCTGGATATCTGGATCGACGGCGCGAAGGGCACGAACAGCGCCACGCAGAACTGCGCGTACGCCGTCACCGGCAACTTCCTCGCCATTAAGGACCCGGCGCCGAACTACGCCGTCGTAAGCGGTCCCGTCTACAGCAACGGATGCGCTACGCAGTACGGCAATACCGTCGTCCAGTAGGTATGCACGACGAGACGCGACAGATAGTGAAAGAGGTCCTGAGCGGCAAGCGCACCGGGGTCCTCGTCGTCGCGACCGTCGAGCGGGGAGAGACGAGCGCAAAGATAAACGGCGGCCTGCTTATAACGGGCCTTACCGTCCCCGAGGCCGCGGCCGTCGTCATGGACGTCTTCTCCGAGAACTCGCGGAAGATCAAGCCGCAGAAAAAATGAGGTACAAGGTCCTCCTCTACGCAGGCGGGCGCATGGGAGAGCTGGCGAGGGACGTCCTCGAACAGCACCCGAACGTAGAGCTGATGATCGCCGACACGACCGCCGGGCACGACCGGCGGCCGTGCGACATCCTGTTTTCCGCCTCCTACCCGACCAAGATACCGGCCGGCGCGCGCCATAGCGTCAGCCGCTTCAGCGTGAACATACACACCGGCCTCCTCCCGGAAGGCCGCGGGAGCCACCCGCTCAACTGGGCGATCATCTGGGGCAAGACCAAGACGGGCATCACGATACACGAGATAACCGACACGTACGACGCCGGCGATATCGTGGCGCAAACCGAGATCCCTATATTCGAACGCGACACGATACGGGAGCTCCGGGCCCGGGTAGAGACGCTCTTCCCGAGCATGATAGCGGCCTTCTTCGACGACCCGGAGACCTTCTGGGCCGGCCGGAAGCCGCAGAACCAGGCCCACGCGAGCTACGCCCAGAAGCGCACGCCGGCCGACGGGGAGGTGAACTGGGAGGCGAGCGACGCGGAGATCTACAACTTTATCCGCGCGCACGACCCGGACGAGTACCCGGCCTTCACCTACAAGGACGGGCAGAAGATGCGCGTGCGCCTTACCCGCGAGCGGCGCCTGGTCTGCGTCGAGCCGTATGGGAAAGCGCCTGCCTAACGACGCGAGCCGCTGGGCCACCAAGGGCGGCGGCATGCGGAAGCACGCCCGGAGCGGCGTGAGCCACAACCACCGGCTCACCCGGGAGCTCAACCGCGAGGCGGCGAAAGAATACGAACACCAGGCCGCACTCCGCAAGCGCCGCCGCGGTACTATGTACGGAAGCGTAAAAGACCTCTTCGATGCTCAACACAAACGGCACAGCACCCATTAGCGTCATCGTCCCCAGCTGGAACTACGGCATGTTCCTCCGCGAATGCCTGGACAGCCTTATAGCGCAGACCGTGCGTCCCGAGCGCATCATCATAGCGAACGACGCCAGCACCGACGACACGCAAGCGATCGCGATAGAGTACGCGAAGCGCCACCCCAGCGTCCTCCCGATACAGAACACCGAGCGCCGCGGCACGATTATCAACGAGAACGAGGCGACCAAGCACGTCAGTAGCCCGTGGCTGTTTTTCCTCGACGCCGACGACAAGGTCGAGCCGACCTACATAGAGGAGGCGGTGAACGTCATCGCGGCCCACGACGACAAGCTCGCGATCGTCTACAGCGACATGCGGAAGTTCGGGCTATGGGACGGCGATTGGACCGTGAGCGACTGGGACCCGGTAGCGCTCCGGAGCGGCAACTACATCAACGGGCACAGCATCTTCCGGACCGAGCTTTACCGGGAGGTCGGCGGCCTCAAGGACAACGGGAACTTCGAGGACCACCAGCTCTGGGTAGACATGCTCGACCTTAACCGCGGCTACTACGGCGTCCGGATACCGAAGCCCCTCGTCTGGTACCGCCGGCACCAGTACGGGCACCGGACCGACAATACCGACCTAACCACACGCGCATGAGAATACTGATCACGGGAGCGGCAGGATTTATAGGCTCGCACTTAGGGAACCGGCTCGTCGAGCTCGGCCACGAGGTCGTCGGCGTCGACAACCTAGGGAACTACTGCAACCAGCACCGGGACTTTAGGCTCGTGACCGCCGACTTTAGGCAGATCTTCGAGCTCGAGCCGAAGCCCTTCGACGCCATCTACCACCTCGCCGCGCGCATCAACGTCGACGAGAGCATAGAGACGCCCGCCTTTTATTTCCAAGAGAACGCCAACGGCACGCTTTTCCTCCTCGAACACTTACGCCAGGCGAAGAGCACGACGAAGTTTATCTACGCCTCGAGCGCGGAAGTGTACGGGACCGCCCGCCACCAGAAGATGGACGAGGGCCACCCGCTCGACCCCCAGAGCCCCTACGCCGTCAGCAAGCTCGCGGCCGAGCAGTTATGCAAGAACTACGCCCAGCTCTACGCCATGCCGATAACGGTCGTCCGGAACTTTAATACCTTCGGCGAGCACCAGCGCGGCGGCCGCTACGGGGGCGTGATAGCGAAGTTTAAGGGGCAGGCGATGCGCGGCGAACCGATTACCGTCTACGGGAGCGGCGAGCAGATGCGCGACTACATGCACATAAGCCAGGCCGTCGCCGGCTACGTCCTCGCCCTCGAGACGAGCCTCCCCCTTATCGTCAACTTCGGGAGCGGCACGCCCATACGCATCATCGACATAGCGAACGCCATAGCGAAGCGCTTCAACGCGAAGGTCACGCATACGCCGAACCGGCCCGGCGAGATCATGCGCCTCGAGGCCGATATCGGGAGGGCCGAAGCGTACGGCTACCGGGCCGAGACGGACTTTTGGAAGCACCTCGACTACTACCTCAGCCACCCCACCGCATGAAGCACCGCGCGATCCGCACCAACCAGGGCGCCGTCAACTGCATCGCCGGCCTCATACACCGCGGCGAGCTAAGCGGCGGCCAATGGGTCGAGGACGTAGAATTCCGCCTCGGCATGCTCCACCAGCAGGAAGCCGTCGCCGTCAGTAGCGGCACCATGGCGCTCAAGATAGCGCTCGACGCGATGGGCGTCGGCCGCGACGACTTCGTGCTGGTCCCCGACATAACCTTCGTCGGATGCGCGAGCGTCGTCTACGAGCTCGGCGCCACGCCGATATTCGCGGACGTCCGTACCGATACCTACCTCCTCGACGAGGAGAACACCCGGACTATCGTCGCGAACGTCGGGCCACGGCTTAAAGCGATCATCGCCGTCCGTCTCGCCGGCCGTCCGCTCCCGGACTGGGTCTACCGCCTCGGCGTACCGGTCCTCGCCGACAGCGCCCACAGCATGGACGCCCCGGACCCGGACGCGCGCGCGACCATCTATAGTTTCCACCCGAGCAAGATAGTGAGCGGGATAGAGGGCGGCGCGATCCTCACGCCCGTCCCGGACCTAGCCGCGGAAGCGCGCAAGCTCCGGCAATTCGGCTGGGAGCCCGGCACCCGCATTACGAACCGGGTAGGCTACAAGGGGAACATGACGAACCCGAGCGCGGCCCTCATCTACGGGAACCTCACGCGCCTCGACGCCACGCTCGAGGCGCGCGCGCACGTACGCGACCAGTACAACCAGCGCCTCGGCCTCGATATACCGACCCTCGGCATGTACATGGTCACCGTCGCGGACCCCGAGGGCGTCTGCCGCGCGATCCCCGCCATACGCCACTACCCCATGCCGCTCAGCCGGCAGTACACCGGGAGCGAGCTTAACCCGAACGCCGAGCGCGTGAGCCGGCACCTCATAAGCCTGCCGTTCCACGAGTGGCTTGTGGATGACGAGATAGCGGAAGTATGCGAGGCTACAAGGCATCAACTCGTAAACCTCGATGCTCATGGATGACCTCGCGACGTTCAACGGAAAAACAGTCCTCGTTTTCGGCGGCGACGGCTTTATCGGAAGCAACTTTATCCGCGCCCTCTTTAAGGCGAGCCCTAACGTCAAGGTAATAAACGGCGACGCCCGCACCTACAGCGGCAACCCGAACAACCTCGCCGACATACGCGCACGCTACCAGGCGAGCGATAACGATACCGGCCAGCTCTACGAACTCCACGGGAGCATAGCCGACCCCGAATTCGTTAAAGCCTGCTTCGGAAGCAAGCCCGACTACGTCATTAACTTCGCGGCCGAGACCCACGTCGATCGGAGCATCCACGTCGGCGCCAAGGAGTTTATCGATACGAACGTCACCGGCGTCTTTAATATCCTGGAAGCCGTCAAGGCCGCCAAGGACACGCTTAACCCGGTAGAGCGCTACGTGCAAGTAAGCACCGACGAGGTCTACGGCCAGCTCCCGAACCCGCACGACGCCGTCAGGAACGCAGAAGAATGCACCGGTTTCGGTACCGACTGCGTAGACAAGCTCACGAAGAAGCACTACCACGTAGGGAAAGGAAAGGTAGCGATGACGGAAAAGCAGATAGTAGACAACGTCATGGAAAAGAAGTTTACCGAAGAGACGCCTTTCAAACCGAACGTGCCCTATAGCGCGACCAAGGCCGGCGGCGACGCGCTTTGCAACGCCTACTACCACACGTGGGGCGTGCCAGTCTGCGTGACCCATTGCTCGAACAACTACGGCCCCTACCAGTACCCGGAGAAGATGATCCCCTTCTGGGCGATGTGCCTCCTTAACGGCGGCACGATACCCGTCTACGGCGACGGCCTCAACATACGCGACTGGATACACGTCGAGGACCACATTACTGCACTAGGTGCAGTACTCGCCCGCGGGAAGGACGGCGAGACCTACAACGTAGGCGCCGACAACGAGCGCACGAACCTCGAGATGGTCGGCTTTATGGCGCAGATCCTCACGCCCGGAAAGGCCGCGAAAGTAGAGTACGTTAAGGACCGCCCGGGCCACGACCGGCGCTACGCGATAGACCACAGCAAGATAACGCGGGAGCTCGGCTGGACGCCGAAGATCGGGCCCGACGAGTTCCCTGCGGCGCTCAAGGAAACCCTCGAGTGGTACGCGACGAACACCGCGTGGACCGCGGAAGTAATCGAACGGACCGGGGTCGCGAACCCGCATATAGACCTTTGGAAAGCACATAACCTATGAGCATAGACCCATCACAACGAGGACTGCAGACGATAGACGGCAAGGAATACTTCGACGGCAAGGAGATCTACGAGTGGCGCGTCTGCAACGCCTGCGAGCGGAAATTCTTTATTACCGTCCAGGAAAAGGACTACTTCGAGAACCTCGGCAAGGAGAAGCGCCGCACCTTCCAGCTCCCGAAGCGATGCTGGCCCTGCCGCCAGTCCGGAAAGCGGGCGCCGCGCGCGCACGAGCGCGACGAGGACCATGAGCGAGACGCCTAAGACCGTCGCCGTCAGCGGAGGATTCGACCCGATCCACATCGGCCACCTCCGCCTGTTCCAAGCGGCGAAGGCCCTCGGCAACCGCCTCATCGTCATCCTGAACAACGACAACTGGCTCCGCGACAAGAAGGGCTACGTCTTTATGCCCGAGGCCGAGCGCGCCGAGATCATCCGGGGCTTCGCCTGCGTCGACAACGTCTATATAACCGGCCACCCCCCACGCCCGGAGGACCGGAGCGTGACCGTCGAGCTCCACGCGATACGCCCGGACGTCTTCGCCAACGGCGGCGACCGGAACGACTTTAACGTCCCCGAGTACAAGACGTGCGAAGAGCTCGGTATAGAGATGCGCTTCGGCGTCGGCGGCGAGAAGGTACAGAGTTCCTCCTGGCTCGTCGAGAACGCCTCAAAACCCCATGACTAACCCCTACGACGCCTACGACTGGAGCGGATGCACCTTTTCGACGGCCTACCTCCGTTCGATATACGAGTGGGCCGCGGCCCGGCAGTTTAAGCGGATACTCGAGATCGGCTTCGATAGCGGCTCAAGCGCCCTCGCCTTCCTACGTGCGTGCCCGGACGCGAACGTCTTTAGCGTCGATATAGACGGCGAGCGCACACAGGTAGGCAGGGACCTCATCGCCCGGAGCGGCGAAGGCCACCGCCACGCCTTCGTGCACGCCGACAGCCGCGAATACCTAAAGAGCCTCGCGCAAGCCGGCGAGACCTTCGACTGCATTTACGTGGACGGGGACCACCTCTACGACGTCGCCAAGGCAGACCTCGAGAACGCGCTCCCGCTCCTCGCACCCGGCGGCGCGATCCTCGCGGACGACGCCGACCCGAGCCACGCGCACTTCGGGAGCGGCCGGGCCGTCGACGAGGTAGCCCAGGAGCACAACCTCATCAAGGTAGGCCTCCCCGGAAGCCCGAGCGCCGCGGTGATACTTCTCTATGCCGAGTAAGAATGCCGAGCCCGTCGTACCCGAGGAGCAGGAAGAGCCGCAGGAGCCGCTGAAGATATGCCGGGTCTGCGGCGAGACGTACGAATACGCCCTACGGATCTTCCACGGCCGCAACGGCGACCCGGACCGATGCCAGCACGACGGCCGCGTAAGCCGGATGAGCTCGGCCGGCGTCGTGGATACCGGCCGCAACAGCGTCGAGCAGGGCTACATAGATAAGGCCCGTCACGGCGGCGACCTCGTCGTCCGCGACGAGACCGGGCTCCTTAACCGCGTAAGCAAAAAACCATGAGAGGCATAATCCTAGCGGGCGGAAAGGGCACGCGCCTACAGCCGGCGACGTTCGCGATGAACAAGCACATGGTCCCGGTACTGAACAAGCCGATGATCCTCTACCCGCTCGAGACGCTCAAGGACCTCGGCGTCACCGACATCCTCATCGTAAGCGGCGGCAACCACCTAGGCGCCTTCGCGGACTTCCTCGGGGACGGGGCCGACTACGGCGTCGACCTCACGTACCGCGTCCAGCGCGAAGCCGGCGGGATAGCCGAAGCACTAGGCCTCGCCGAGGACTACGCCAGCGGCGAAGAAGTAGCGGTGATTCTCGGCGATAACGTCTTCGAGCCGGGCCAGTTCGACGAGGCCAAGCTCGAGCTCCTCGACGGCTACGCCCATATCTTTATCAAGAAGGTCCCGGACGCGAGCCGCTTCGGCGTCTACGATAGCGGCGCGATCATAGAGAAGCCGCAAGGCGTCAAGGAGGGCTACGCCGTCACCGGGCTTTACGTCTACCCGCAAGACGTCTTCGACGTCATACGCACGCTCACACCAAGCGCCCGCGGCGAGCTGGAGATTACCGACGTGAATAACCACTACCTGAAAGCGGGGACGTGCGGCGTCCGCTACGTCGACGGCTTTTGGAGCGACGCCGGCACGCCGGAGAGCTTGGCGGAAGTGACCGCCTGGGCCCATGGCAGATAGCCCCTTCCGGACGGCGGCGACGCTCGAGGCGTACCAGAGGAAGCTCGCGGAAGGCGTGCCCCGTAGCCTCCGCTTCCTCGCGCCGACCTGGAAGGGCAAGCATTGGTTTATCGCGCAGAACGAATACCCCTACGACAAGATAGCCGCGCGCCACGACCTCCTTTGCCCGATCCGCGTCTTCGCGCAAGACTGGGAGATGACCAAAGCGGAGCGCGGCGAGCTTAACGAGATACGCCAGCGCATAGCGAGCGAAGGGACGTACGATATCCTCCTAGAGAATATCCACCACGAGCGCACCGTCCTCAGCCATTACCACCTACACCTGATAAAATACAAACCATATGCCGAATAAGATACTCGCCGTTATCCCGGTGCTGAACCTCTGGAAGGAATACACGATCCATTGCCTCGAAAGCGTCGTCGCGAGCATAGGAGAGACCGAGTACCACGTCGCGCTCATCGACAACGCCAGCACCGACGAGACGTACGAGCACGCCCAGGACTTCGCCAACCGCAAGCTCCCCGGCCGCATGGCCGTGAAGCACAACGACCAGAACAAGGGATGCGCCGGCGGCTGGAACGACGGCGTCGCCTACGGCATGGAGAACGGCTTTACGCACTTCCTCATCCTCAACAACGACACGCTGATAGGGCCGCACACGCTACAGCGCCTTTACGACCGCATGGCGAAAGGCGGCGCCGCGCTCGCGAGCGCCGTCGACGTGACCCGGGAGCTCGTCATACCGAACGACGTGCTGGACCCAGGGAACGCCGTCAACGCGAAGCCCGACACCGAAGCGCCGCACCCCAACTTCTCCTGCTTTATGATAGACCGCGCGACGGTCGAGACGGTCGGCTACTTCGACGAGGAATACTTCCCCGCCTACTACGAGGACAACGACTACCACTACCGCATCAAGCTGGCAGGCCTCGAGGCTATAGCGACGACGACGGCGACCTTCATCCACTACGGGAGCCGCACGCAGAACCAGCTCGCCGGAAGCCCGATCGTCCCCGGCGAGCGCTTCCGCGCCAACGAGGCGTTCTTCGCCCGGAAGTGGGGCGGCCCGCCCGGGCGCGAGACCTACACGACGCCGTTTAACGACCCGAGCAAGAAGATTACCGACGTAAAGCGCACCATATGACCGAGGACCTCCAAGCGTTTAGAGACCGCGTGCGCGAGAAGATGAAAGACAAGGTCGTAGCGATGCAAGAGAAGCTCGCCCGCGGCGAAGCGCTTACCCCGGACGATCGCATCAAGGTCGCCGTGCTAGCGGACAGTCCGACCGTCGTGACGGGCTTCGCGAACGTCTGCCGCGAGATCCTCGGCACCCTCTACCAGACCGGCATGTTCGACTTCGAGATAGTAGGCATCAATCACGACGGGCGACCGCACGACTACCCCTACCGGATCTGGCCGGCGGTCAACGGGCTTATACCGGACCCGAAGTACCAGGAACCCTACGGGCGGCAGAAGTTCCTCGACCTCATCGGCGAAGGGCGTCACGACATCGCCTTCGTCCTGCAGGATTCCTTTATCGTCGCGGGCGATAACTTCGGCAAGTACATCCAAGAGACCAGCGACACCCTCCCCGTCGGCGACCAGTTCGCCTTCGTCTTCTACTTCCCCATCGACGCCACGCCGGCGAAACGCTGGATAGACGGAAGCGCGCTCACCGCGGACCTCCCCATCGTCTACACGCAGTACGGATACGACGAGGTGGCGAAGCTCTACCGGGTCGGCGAGCATACGAAGCTAGACGAGGCGGAGCAGGCCCAGAACAAGAAGGACGAAGTAGAAATCCTGAGCAAGCTCAAGGTTGTATACCATGGCGTTAATACCAAGGAATACTACCCGCTCACCGATGACGAGGAGGTGAAGGCGCTCCGCCGCAAGTTCTGGACCGAGGCGAACGAGAACAAGTTCGTCTTTATCAACGTCAACCGCAACCAGCCGCGCAAGGACCTCTACCGCACGCTCAAGGCGTTTAAGATCCTGCTCGATCGCCGGCGCGCGAAGGGTAAGGACGACGTGTACCTGTACATGCATTGCAATATCTTCGACAACAACATGCCGTTGCTGGAGATGGCGAAGCAGATAGAGCTCGTCGAGGGCGACGAGTTCGCCTACCCGGACCCGAAGGTCTTCGGGCCTAGCGAAGGCTTCCCGACCCGCGTCGTCAACGAGATGTATAACGCGAGCGACGCGGTCGTCACGAGCACCCTCGGCGAAGGCTGGGGCCTCAGCGTCACCGAAGGCATGGCGACCAAGAAGCCGGTCATAGGCCCCGACCACACGAGCCTTAGCGAGATGCTCGGGAGGACCGACAGCGGCATAGGCGAGCGCGGCGTCCTCGTTAAGACCGCGGGCGCCTTCGTGCAGAGCAACGACAACGGCCGCGTGCGCCCGATAACGGACGAGGAGGACCTCGCCGACAAGATGGAATTCGTCCTCGAGAACCGAGAGCGCCTCCAGCCGATGGTAGACCGCGCCTACGACTGGGCGAAGAGCCTCGAATGGAACGGTCAGGAGATCTTCGGTAAATGGCTCCCGATATTCCTCTCGGCGTACAAGATGAGCCTCGCGAAGCGCGCGCGGCAGATAGACGCGCACCTCAAGGAGCAGTTTAAGAAGGACGGCCTGAACCGGAACAGCCAATGCCCGGTCTGCAATACGAAGCTCAAGCATTGCCCGCACGCCCCCTAGCTGTGCATACGTACGCGCATAAGCGGGGGCTATAATCCCTATACGTATGGCTTTCTACGACAAGGCGCTCGGGGTACTCATGAAGCCGCTCGCGGGCGAGATCGTACGCATCATTAAGGCGGAAGGCGAGGCCTCGATACCCGACAACCCGCGCCCGCGGCAGGCCGAATACCCCACGCAGATCATGCTCGGCGGCAACTACGTCGGCGCGCCCCGCCGCAAGTACGGCGCGACGATAGACTTCGACAGCCTCCGTACCTTTAGCGTCGTCTACGACGTCGTGCGCGCATGCATCAACCACCGGAAGCGCCAGATAGAGAACCTGGAATGGGCGATCATACCGAAAGACGACGAGGCGGAACCGGAAGCCACGAAGGGGGCGGCCGAGAAGATAACGCAGTTCTTCGAGGAGCCCTCGAACGGCAACGACTTTAGGACCTGGAACAGCAAGATCATGGAGGACCTCCTCGTCCTCGACGGCGCGGCGCTCTGGAAGGACAAGACCTACGGCGGCGAGCTCAAGGAGCTCCTGCCGGTCGACGCCACCACGATCCGCATCCGCATAGGGAGCGACGGCACGATACCCGAGCCCCCGGACGCGGCATACCAGCAGGTTATCTACGGCGAGGTAAAGGGCGAGTACACGACCGAGGAGCTCATTTACAAGATCATGAACCCGCGCAACAACACGCCGTACGGCCTCGGGCCGCTCGAGGCGCTCATCATCGGCGTCGACGCGGCGCTCCAAAGCCAGCTCTACAACGCGAGCATGCTCAAGCGCGGGAGCATCCCCGAGGGCTTCTTCGGCGTCCCGGAAAACTGGACCCCGGAACAGATAAAGGACTACCAGCTCTGGTTCGACACGATGCTCGCCGGCAACTACGCGAATAACAGCGGCATCAAGTTTATGCCGGGCGGCAAGGGCGTCGGCTACATGCCGACCAAGAAGCCGGAGGACATGCGCTTCCTGGAATTCGAGAAGTGGCTCCTCCTCAAAACGTGCGCGATGTTCGACGTCCAGCCGAGCGACATCGGCTTTATCGAGAACCTGCCGCAGAACCCGGGCGACGCGCAGAAACAGCTCGGCCACGAGCGCGGCCTCGTCCCGATGGCGAACTTCCTCAAGCAGACCTACACGAAGATCATCGCACAGGACTTCGGGCGCCCGGACCTTAAATTCGAATGGAAAGGCCTCCAGGCCGTCGACGACGACTTCGAGCTCGACCGCGCCAAGACCATGGTGCAGAACGGCGCGATGACGATAAACGAGTGGCGCGTCGACCAGGGCCGCAAGCCGCTCAAGGAAGAGGCGGCGGACAAGCCGATGATCTACACCGCGACCGGGCCCATATCCCTCGAGAACGTCGACGAGCCCGAGGAAGAGGATCCGACGGCGACCCCGGCGACAGAAGGCGACGACCAGGACGGCCAGGCGGCCGACGAGATGGACAAGTGGGAGCGCAAGGTCACCGCAAGCCTCAAGCGCGGCACCGGCATCCCGGGGTTTAAGGCCGCGCACATAGACGAAGCCGCGCAGATCCTCATACGCTCGCGCCTCAGCGTCGCAAAGAGCAAGGAAGAGGTGCGCGCCGCCTTCGCGCCTTTTAAGGACCAGGCCGTCGAGCGCGCCCTCGTGAACCGCGCCATGAAGCTCCGGAGCGACATGAGCGCGCACAAGCGTACCCGCTATGAGCGAACTCGACCGAGCCCAGCACGAGGTTGACGAGCTCCTTAAACGGCGCCTCAGCATCAACCCGGGCCTCGAGAGCGTCGAGCGCCACAAGGACTACAAGGCGACGAAGAAGCGCCTGACGAAGGCGCTCAAGGCGCAGACCGCGGCACTCCTCAAGGACGGCGTCCTCGCGGACATAGACGCGGCGCTCGGCGCCGTGCAGAAGGCCGACCGCGTCGACAGCGAGAGCGACGAGCTAGAGATCTACGACGCGATAGCGAAGAAGCTGAAGCCCCTCCCGAAGGACGACTACGACGCCTTCGCCGACTTCCTTATCCTCGTCTTTATGATGGGCGGCCAGGACTTTTTGAATAAGCACAACATCCCGTACACCTTCGACCTCACCAACCAGGGCATCCGCGCCGGCATCACGAGCCACACCGACCTCGTGCTGAAAGGCATCGACAAGACGACGACGGAATGGATAGCGAAGCAGATCAAGGACCTCCGCGCCGCCGGCAAGAGCAACGCCGACATAGCGAACGCCATCAAGGACCGCGTCCCGGAAACGTACGCGAACCGGAGCGACCGCATCGTCCGGACCGAGACCACGCGCATGGTCGGTGTCGCCGAGCAGGAAACCGCCGTCCGGAACGGCGCGAGCCACAAGGAATGGGTCACGGTAAGCGACGGCGCGGTCTGCCCGATATGCGAAAAGAACGAGCAAGTAGGCCAGATAGGTATCGAGCAGAGCTTCCCGAGCGGCGACCTCCACGAGCCGGCACACCCCAACTGCCGGTGCCTCGTCGAGTACCACTTCGCGCCGTTTATGGGAACGATCTGGCACGGCCAGTAGCTTTGTGGATACAAGGTAGTAGCTACCTAGGTAAAATCATTTATGCATATGGCGGCGAAGAAGCAGACCATCGAAGTAGACGAGGCGAATAAGAACGTCCGGGTCTACGTTCCCTTCCACAAATCGGACGACGAGAAGCAGATGGTCTACGGCTACTGCACGAGCGAGGCGCTCGACAGCCACGGCGAGATCGTCACGAAGGACGCCATCCGGAAAGCGTGGGACGGCTACATGGAGTACGCGAACATACGCGAGATGCACCAAAGCTCAGCGGTCGGCGTCACGAAGGAATACACGCACGACGACGGCGGCACGTTTATAGGCGTGAAGGTCGTCGACGACCGCGCCTGGAAGTTCGTCAAGGAAGGCGTCTACAAAGGCTTTTCCATAGGCGGCCGCATCGTGAAGCGGAACAAGAACATCATCACCGAGCTTATCCTTTACGAGATCTCGCTGGTCGACCGGCCGGCGAATCCCGAGGCTAAGTTCTCGGCGCTGAAAGTCGACGGGGCGCTCGTAGACCGGCTCGCTTTAGAAGCCGCTAACCACACCACCATGAAGAAATACGTTGAATTCGAGGGCGTGAAGTACGAAGAGGACCCGGAGAAGCCCGGCGAGGCTAAGCTCGACGAGAGCGGCGAGAAGGTCCTCTACGTCGAGGAAGCGGCACCAGCGGAAGAGACGCCCGCGGCAGAAGGCGACGCCCCGGCCGAGACGCCGGCCCCCGAGGCCGACGCGCCCGCAGAAGGAGACGCGCCGGCAGGCGACGAGCCCGCCGAAGTCACCGCGGCCGCACCGACCGCCGACCTCAAGAAGGTCAAGATGCCGACCACGAAGGACAGCATGGGCGTCATTACCCTCGCTAGCCTCCTCGATTACGTTAACTACATAGAGGAGCTTTTCAAGATGAACGACAAGGACGCGAGCCAGCTCGAGAGCGTGCGCGAAGTCCTCAAGAGCCTCATCGCTACCGAAGCCGGGGAGCCTGACGAGAAGGGCCTCAAGACCGACGACCTCGCGAAGGTCTTCGGCGCCGAGCTCGCCAAGACCATGGCCCCCTTCATGGAGAAGATGACCGCCGTCGCGACCTCCGTCGACGACCTCGCCAAGCGCGTCGAGACGATCGAGAAGAAGAAGGTCTCCCCACGCCCCTCCGGTTCCGTGCCCGTCGAGAAGACGGTCACCACCGGCGACGGTGGGAGCGATAAGAGCCTCGCGGAAAAGCGCAAGGCTGTCGAAGATATCGTAAAGGAGATCGACGCACACGCCTCAGAGATGGCAGGCGTGCTAAAGACGACCCCCTCACGCGGTCCCGAGATGGAAAAGAAGTCCAAGGACTTGTACGCCAAGTACAGCGCCGCAAAGCGCGACCTGGAAGCTCATAGCTTCGGCGGAGCCGAGTAGCCCTTAGCACTAGCATTACCTTTAGCCATGAAACACGAAGCCCTGATGGACGCAGATACGCTCAAGAGCGTACTCTCCGATCCCGCGACGATCGCCAGCGTCTACGAACACCTGCAGAAGGCGTCCGTGACGACCGGCACGTACACGTTCTCGCCCGCGACGCGCTCGATCTTCGTCGCCGAGAACCTGGACCCCGTTATCAAGACGATTGTTCCGACGGCGACCCCGATCCGGAACATCTTCCCCCGCTCGACCGGCGCAGGCCAGGCGAGCGCCTGGAAGAAGCTGACGTCGAAGCTCGACCCTTCGGCGCCCGGCACGGGCACCAGCGCGTTCTTCGCGGACGCGGGGACCCCGAACGAGACGGCCCAGACGTACACCACGGCAACGGCGGCGTACAAGCTCCTAGGCCGCAAGCTCTCGGTCGGCCTCCTGCATATTGCCGCTTCGGCGAGCAACCCGGCAGGCACCGCGGAAGAGCAGATGCTCCGCATCAAGACCCTCGAGGTCATGCTCGGCGAGGAGTGGGGCATCGTTAACGCCGACAGCGGCGTCGACTCGAACGCCTTCGACGGTCTGCTCAAGCAGATAACGACGAACTCCGGTTCGGCGTCCTTGCTCACCGCGAGCGGCATCGCGGCGTACGATCAGACGCTCTTCGAGGCCGGCGGCGGGGCAACCCACCTCCTCCTCAGCCCGCGACAGAAGCGCGCGATCATGGACGAGCTCCAGAGCTCGGGCTCGATCCAGCGCATCATCGCCGGCGCGGAGAACGCGACGATCGCGAACCTCAACGTCAAGTCGATTCTCTCGCCGTGCACCGGCAACGAGATCGAGTTCGTCGTCTCGAGGTACATGGGCTCCTGGGCGACCCTGCTTTCGGTGACCTCCCCCGCGGGAGAAGCCCTCATCGACCTGCAGGACCTTATCCCGCTTATCAAGATGGACGTGCCGGTCACGACCTTCGCGAAGGATAGCTTCGTCGTCGAGTCGACCGTACTCCGGGTTATCGCGGAAACCTGGCAGTACAAGATCGGCGGCCTGGCCACCTAGGTTCGCGCGGAGTGACACCGGGCCTTCGGGCCCGGCACACTCCTCGGGAGCGAGGACATTACCAACGAACGTACACGCATATGAAAAGCACAGCTAAGGCCCGCGGATTCTTCCGCCTCAAGATAGTGAACGACGACGGGACGGTCGCGGGCGACTCGGGCTGGAAGGCAAACCAGGTCGTCAACCTGGGCTTCCAGGACTACCTCTGCCAGACCCTCGGCGGCATGGCGGGCTCGAAGACGATCTCGTACGCGATACTCGGGACCGGGACCGCACCGGGCGCGGCGGACACCAGCCTCCAGGGCGAGCTCGTCGACGCGGCCGGATGCCGATGCGCGGTGACGCCGACGACCATCGCGAGCAAGACGGTGCAGTTCGCCTTCACGCTCAACTCGAACGTGATTACGGCGGCCAAGACGATCCAGAACGTCGGGCTCATCAACCACTCGTCGACCGCGACCGCCGGCACCATCTTCGCCGGGAACACGTACACGACGAGCGCGCTCGCGACGAACCAGAGCGTCAACGGCTCCTACCAGATCCGCTTTTCCTAGCTCCCAGCCCTTATACACAGGCGCCGTCCGTAGCGGGCGGCGCCTTGTGCTATAACGTACCTAGCACTAGATATTCATGACGAAACCACAACCCCGCGCGCGGCCGGCCAGACGTACACGAGCGAAGAAGCCCAGCGGCATCTGGACGAACAAGGAGGGAGTGAAGATAGACCTAGGATGCGGGAGCGCGAAACAGCCCGGCTTTATCGGCGTCGACCTCCGCAAGCTCCCCGGCGTCGACATCGTACAGGACCTCGAGCAGTTCCCCTGGAAAGGCATACCGGACGAGGTAGCCCAGCTCGTGATGGCCTCGCACGTCGTCGAGCACATCAACCCCGCCAAGTTCGGCTTCGTGAAATTCATGGACGAGGTATGGCGCATCCTCAAGCCGGGCGGCCAGTTTATGATCGCGTGCCCCTACGCCGGAAGCCCGGGCTACTGGCAGGACCCGACCCACATCAACGGCGTGACCGAGGTGACGATGACCTACTTCGACCCGCTCGCGCGCGACGGCGCGAACCGGCTCGTCGGCCTCTACACCATCTACCGGCCGAAGCCCTGGAAGATAGAGCATTGCACGTACGCGCTCAACGGGAACATGGAGGTGCTTTTATCAAAGCGACGAATAGACAAGAGCTATGGCCACGAAGGATAAAAAGATATCGGATAACGTGCTGACCAAGAACACCGGGAAGTGGGTCAACCGCGTCTGCATCGGCACGCCAACGCTCGGCACCGTCCGGATGGAATGGGTCAACGCGCGCTTCGGGCAGACGATACCGACCAACTGGTCGCACGTCGACCTACAGCAATGGATGAGCGCCCACATACCGATCCACTACCAGGTCCCGGACGCCGAGAACATAATCGCCAAGACCGTCGTCGAGCAGAACTTCGAATGGCTCCTTTTCATCGAGGACGACAACATCATCCCGCCGAACGCCTTTATAAAGATGAACCAGTACATGATCAAAGGCGACGTGCCGGTCGTCGGCGGCCTCTACTTTACGAAGAGCGTGCCGGCCGAGCCGATCCTCTACCGCGAGAAGGGCAAGGGCTACTACGCCGACTTCAAGATGGGCGAGAAGGTCTGGGTAAGCGGCCTCCCCTTCGGCTTTACGCTCATCCACGGCGACATCATCCGCGCGCTCTGGAAGGAGAGCCCCGAGTATACCGTCGGCGGCATTACCACGCGCCGCGTCTTCGACGCGCCAGCCGAGACCTTCCACGCCCCCGAGACCGGCGGCCGGCTGGGCCCGCACGGCACGAGCGACCTCCGTTTCTGCGAACGCCTCATGCACGAAGGCTTCCTCGCCAAGGGCGGCTTCCCCGAGTACCAGAACAAGCCGCATCCGTTCCTCGTCGACACGAGTATCTTCGTGAAGCACATAGACCCGCACGGCAACCAGTACCCGCTCGAGCTCCCGCAGGATTTTGTGGAAGGACGCAAGACCTTCAAAGAGGTACTATCCTAGGCATGTATAAGGTCCCCGGAAAAGACTGGACCACCCACGAGAACGGCGCGACCACGATCCGATGCCCGGGCCACGGCGGCTGGCCGGAAGTAGAGAACCTTAACGGCAACCGCGGCGAGGTGCGATGCCAGCACCCAGGATGCGGCTTTACGGACGAGGTAGAGCTCGAGGAGAAGGCGCCCGAGGAGGCCGAAGGCGGGACGATAGAGGTAGGCGCGAGCGACGGCGTGGGCGTGCGCCCGGCATTTGGAGGCTAGCGGCACCCCAGGGCGCTAGAATAGGCGCATGGAGGACACGCTGAGGATTACGGTCTACGACGCCATCACCGTCCAGGACGGGGCGCCTACGCGCCCGCAGGCCCTAGCAGGCCCCCTTAGCATCACGGCAGACGGCACGCTCGTCTACGCGGACCCGGCCCTTACGTGGGCCCCGGCGATGGCCCGCGCACCCTCTTTTTACGTACACACGATAGCCGAGCCACAGCCCGCCTAGGCGCGGCTGTTTTTCATTTATGCACGAGAAAGAACTAAAAAAGATGGAGGCGGCCGGCTTCGAAGCCAAGGGCACCACGCTCGCCCGGGAGGCGAAGGCGGACCCGAAGGACCGCATCGAGGTAGAGATAGGCGACAGCAAACAGCCGGACTTCAAGCCGCAGGTGAAGATCAAGCGCTGGGACAACGAGATTAACTTTTCCCTGCGCGCGGAAGAGCACCCGGACGCCACGATAGAGGTCGCCGACGGCGTCGTGAAGTACATCACGCCGACGTACGAGGTCCACCAGTACGAGAAGCCCGAAGCCGGCGAGGACGGCGGCCACGAGTTCGAATGGGTCCTTAACGAACGCCCCGAGACCAACCGGCTCACGGCCACTATACAGACAAAGGAGCTCGACTTCTTCTACCAGCCCGAGCTCACGCCGGAGGATATACAGGAGGGAGCAGAGCGGCCGGAGAACGTCGTCGGAAGCTACGCGGTCTACCACGCTACGAAGGGAAAAATGAACGACGTAGCCGGCAAGGCGTATAAGACCGGCAAGGCGTTCCATATCTACCGGCCGAAAGCGGTCGACGCGAACGGCGAAGAGGCGTGGTGCGAGCTCGGGATAGATACGGAAGCCGGGACCCTCACCGTGGACGTACCGGAAAAGTTCCTCGATAAGGCGGCCTACCCGGTAAAGGTCGACCCGACCTTCGGCTATACGAGCCTCGGGGCGTCCGGATTCGCTACGGGGGCGGGCAACTACCTAATCGGAGAAATAGACAATACCGGGGCGGGTATATGGACAGCACCCGAGGACGGCACCATCACCTCCGTATCGCACGGCTTTAGCACCGGAAGCGTCAACGTACGGCCGGTCGTCTATAACAACGCCACCGGCGTCCTCGTCGGGGTCGGCGCGGAAGTAAGCACCACCGCGAACCAGTTCAATACGATGAACTGCTCCGGCACTATCGTAAGCGGAACGGTCTACAAAATAGGCTCCTGGATACAATCCAACACCACGACGCGATACGACACCGTCGCGACGAACATCCTTATAGCGTTCGATACTTCCGAGACTTACAGCTCCTCCGCAGATCCCGGAAACTTTAACCACACCGGAAGCACCTTCAACAAAGAGCCCTCCATCTACGCGACGTATACCGCAACGAGCTCCAGCCTTTCGGCAAGCGTTAACGACGCCGTCAGCGTGACCGAAGGCGTCACCGTCGTTATCGCCGCACTCGTACCGGCCGTAGCGGATACCGTCAGCGTGGCGGAAACCATAACGATGCGCGCGAACGAGCAGACCGCGCCGGCCGAGACCGTGAGCATCACGGAGAGTGTCGCGATCGTCGTCGTGACGAACATAACGAACCTCCAGAACCCGACGACGGCCTGGGGGCTAAAGATAAAGGACTTCTGATATGGCACGCCTATGGTCATCGGGAGCGGAACTGCAGAGCGTCACGGACGGCGTCGAATTCGATACCAACTACGCGAACACGATCAACACCAATTCTTCCTTCGTCCGGAGCGGTTCGGCCTCGTTAAAATTCGGCAACGCCAGCATCCTTAATAACGACGCGTCCGGATGCGACCACGTATTTTCCGGAGGCTCTACGCACGTATGGGCTCGCTGGTACGTTTACGTCGACGTACTGCCGGTCGGCGGCACCGTCTCCACATTCCTCGACCTTTATTCGGGCGCGACCAACGTGGTCGCTCTCGACATAGTGAACCTCCTCGCCGTGTATACGGTGAATGTTTATTACAACAACTTCGGCGCGTCTCTCCCGGCCTTTACCATCAATCCCGACACGTGGTACCGCATCGAGGTCGAGTACGACTCGACGCCGGCGAACGGGAGCGAGGTACTCCGCGTCTACCTCGACGGCGTCCTGATGTCATCGGCGACGAACCTTAACTACACCACTAAGACGGTCAACCAGATCTCGCAAGGCATCTTCAACGGCTCCGGCTCAACCGTCACCGCCGGCAACGCCGTCGCGTACGTCGACGACCTCGCGGTGAACGACAGTAGCGGTAGCGTGCAGAACAGCTTGCCGGGCGACGGCAAGATCGTGCACCTCAAGCCGGCCGGGGCGGGCGATAACAACACCTGGCAGACCAGCGCGGGCGGCGCGGGGAGTAGCACGAACTATCAGGCCGAGGACGAGACGACCCCGGACGACGCGACGACGTACCTGAAACGCATAGCGACGACGATTAAGGTCGACGACTATACCGTCCAGGATCCAGTCAGCGTCGCCGGCATCGGCGCGAGTGACACGGTTAACGTCGTGGCGATAGGCGTGCGCGGCGGCGCGATCAGCGCCACGGCAAGCACCGGCCGCGACATCCTCCTGCGCGTCAAGAGCGCCTCGGGCGGCACCACGAGTAAGAGCGCGAACAGCACGAACCGCATGAACGTGAACGGCTGGACCACCCACTCCGCCGCGGCCCCGAAAGTGCACAAGCTCACGAGCTACACCGACCCGACGACCGGGAGCGCGTGGACCGTGACCGGCACGAACTCGCTCACGAACATGCAGATAGGCATGGAGAACCAGACCAGCGTGACGACGGAGGTCCGCGTCTCGACGGTCTGGGCGATGATCGACTACACCCCGGCGAGCGGCCCCTCAGCGCTCACTCCTTCGGTAAGCGATACCGTCACCGTCACGGAGAGCGTCAGCATAAACGTCCGCCGCGACTTCGCGCTGAGCGACAGCATCACCGTCACGGAAGGCATCACGATACGCCTCGTTAGCTACGTGAGCGAGGCAGAGACGCCGACGATCACGGAGAACGTACAGATAACGGTCGTCGATATGCCGAGCGTGAACGACGCGATCACGGCGACCGACGTCCCGACCGTCCGCGTCAACGCGCTCCCGAGCGTAAGCGACGCTATAACGGTTGTCGACGCCCCGACGATCCTCATACCGATACTCGTCCCGAGCGTCAGCGATACCGTCGGCGTGGCCGAGAGCATCCAGCTCATCGTCCTCGACCTCCCGAGCGTGAGCGACGCGATCACCATCACGGAAAGCGTGAGCGCCGCGGTCATAACGAACGTACCGACCAACGAGGCCATTACAGTCAGCGAGGACGTCCAGCTCCGGCTTACGAGCTATCTAGCGGTCAACGACACGGTCGGCGTCGCCGAGGCCGTCCAGCTCCAAGGCGTCTCGTACATAGCGGTATCCGATAGCGTCGCCGTCGCGGAAGCCCTGGTATACGACCCGGACGAGGTGATCGTCGGCGAGTGGATAAGCATCATCATCGTCGACGAGACCCAGACGAACGTCGAAACGAACGACACGGTGAGCGTGGCCGAGACCGTCACCCTGCGCGTCTACCTCGAGCCGCGGATCTCCGACGCCATCACCACTACGGACGTACCGACCGTCGTCATACCGACGCTCGTGCCGGCCGTAAGCGACGCTATCACCGTCCTCGAGAGCACCACGGTCCAGCTGGTGAGCTACATAAGCGTCGCGGATACGGTCAGCGTAGCGGAAACCGTGGCCGTCGAGATCCGCGTGACGCCGGCCGTCAGCGACACGATAACCGTCAACGAGACGATACAGCTCGCTATACCGCTCCCAGCGACTACGAGCGACGCGATCACGGTCAGCGAAAGCATCACGCTCGCCATACCGCTCCCGGTAGCGGTAAGCGACGCCGTCAGCATCGCGGAGACCGTCAGCGTGTTTATACCGACCCTCACGCTCCAGGTAGCCGACGCCGTAAGCGTTAACGAGGCGGTGACGATGGCGCTCGGCGGCTCCCTCGTCCCGAGCGACACGATAAACGTCACGGAAGCCGTCACGATAGTCATACCGACCCTGGTGCCGGCGGTCGCCGACGCCATTAGCGTCGCCGAGGATATCCAGGCGCGCCTCACCAGCTACATAGCCGCCGCCGACACCGTGAATGTGGCCGAGAGCACAGCTATGACGGGTACGCTCTACATAGCTGTCGCCGACACGATAAGTCCGACCGACGTCCCGACCGTGCGCGAGACGAGCTACGTGAGCGTGAGCGACGCGGTCGCGATTACCGAGAGCATCACGATCCGGCTCGTAAGCTACGTGAGCGTTAGCGATACCGTCAGCGTCGCGGAAGCGATCACCACGACCGGCCAGGAGTACCAGGCCGTAAGCGAAAGCGTGACGGTCCTCGACGTGCCGGCGATCCGCATAACGAGCTACGTCTCGGTCGCGGATACCGCGACCCTAACGGACGTGCCGACGCTCCTTATCCCGGCCCTCAAGGTAAGCGTCAACGACACCATAACGGTCACGGAGAACCTCCAAGAGGACGCCGTCCTTAGCCTCTTTACCTACGACGCCATAACGATAACGGAGGCCGTGCTCATCCCGGGTCTCCCGCGGGTCGTAAGCGCCGCGGACGCGGTAGCCGTAGCGGAAGCGACGAGCTTCGTCTTACGCCGAGACGCGAGCCCGGGGACGGAGGACTACCTCCCGTGGGATATAGGCGAGAAGTACGCCCCCAGCCAGCTAGACCTACCCGAAGAGCTCGGGAGCTTCGGCCGGCCGGAGCAGATAGATATGCCGTTTAATTAGTGTGCAAGCGGCAGAAAAACCCGGAGGCTATAATCTAAAAGACTATGCAAGAGGCGAACTATATCTCCATCACCGAATTCCAGCAGATGAACCCGGAGCTCGACTTTACCGGGTACGACAACACGACGATCTCCGGAATGATAACGAGGGCGTCGCGTTTCATGGACAACTACCTCCAGTACTCCCTCACCATAGAGAACGTCCAGAACGAGAAGACCGAAGCGAGCATCAGCGCCGACGGCAACCTTATCGTCTTTACCCGCAAGTTCCCCATCGTCGAAGTCACGGCGATAGCGCTCAAGCTCGGCACCGTCCAGCTCGACCTTAACCTCACCGACGGCAACGGCAACGCTCGGTACGAGATACCGAGCCGCGCCCGGAGCATCCTCTACCCGTACCAAGAGATCTCGATGACCGGGACCTTCTCTATACGGAACTTCTACCAGCTCCGCGAGCGCGAGATCTACACCATGACTTCCTACCGCGCCGGCTACGAGACGATACCCGACGACCTCAAGGACGCCTGTAGCCTTCTCGCCAAGGACGTCTTTATCCGCCAGAGCAATCCGATGGACCTCAAGAGCGTCAGCCAGGGAGCCGTCGCGATGAGCTGGAACGACCGGAGCGAAACCGGCGATACCGTCTGGAAGAAACAGGCGAAAGATATCCTGAACAGCTACAGGAAATACTATGCCTAGCCATGTCGTTCATCATTTACAAGCAGAACGCAGACCTCTACCGGCTCTCCCCGGAGACCGCGAACACCGACCGCGAGCGCTACTCGCTCATCTACAGCGGGCTCCGCGTCAACGTCCAGCCGGCGGGCCTCGAGTACGTCGCGACCGACCCGAGCGGCGCGATCGGGAAGCTCTTCAAGTGCTTTACGACGTACAGCGGATGCCAGATAGGCATGATTATGACGATAAGCGGAACCGTCACGTCGAGCGGCATGCGTACGGAGATCACCGGCGTCGAGGAATTCAAGGGACCGCTCGGCAAGCATTGGGAGCTCATCGTCCGGAAGCAGACGAACTAGCCATGTTTAAGGTCAACACCAGCGAGCTCGACGGGCTAAGTAAGGACCTCGGCACGCTCTCGCGCGCCGAGCTCGACGCGGCCCTTACGCAAGGCCTCTATATAGCGGGCGCCGGCGTGCAGAAAGCGGCCCGCGGCATGGTAGCGGTCGATACCGGCGCGCTCCGCATCTCCGTCGCGAACGACCCGATCAAGGGGCCGGACGGCCCGAGCCAGCAGATAGGCCCGACCCAGCCCTACGGCTACAAGATAGAGTACGGCCAGCCGCCCGGCACCTACGTCAGCCCCGCGGCGCTCGCCGGCTGGGCGAAGCGCAAGGGCCTTAACCCGTACGCCGTGAGCAAGAGCATCTTTAAGAAAGGGTCCCCGCCCCAGCCGTTTATGTTCCCGGCCGGCACACAGGAAGAGCCGAACATCGTCAAGACGCTCACGCAGGCCGTGCTTAACGCCTTCGCTAAGGCCTTCAAGGTATGAGAGAGAACATCTTCCAAGCCCTCTACGCGCTCGTACAGAACCTCGGCATCTTTACCGGGGAGGACGGGACCGTGCGCGTCTACGACTACCCCGAGACCGCGCCGCCCGGCTATCCGTACGCGGTCCTCGGAAGCGAGGGCATAGCGAGCGACGTTTTGGATACGGCCCGGGACGTGCGGAAGTACAATTTTGTCGTGCAGATCGTCGGCGAGAAGTTCGGAGAGCCAGCCGGGAAAACGCAGAGCCAGGCCCTTAAAGCGATGCGCGCGACCGAGGACCTCTTCCTAGCCGCCCTAGACGCGAATAACGACCTGAGCCGGCCCGACCTCGTGATCCGGACCATGCCGACCCAAGGCGCCTACGCCCTTTCTACCGACCAGACCAGGGTGGTCCTGACGATAAGCGTGAGTGTGGATACGACGGTTCCCATTACTATGTAATATAAAAGGCATATGGCAGTAAAAACAGGACGACTAGGATGGGTAGCGCTCTCGACCGAGACGACCCCGGGCGCGCCGGAAACCCCGGAAGCATACATCCCGTTCCTCGAGTGCACGCTCGACGAGAAGATAGACGTCCTCGACGACTCCAGCGCCCGCGGCATTCGCGACGCGCACCCGGAAAACAGCCAGCAGGGGCGGCAGTGGGGCGAGGGCAACCTCCGCGTTAACCTCGACGCCACGCTCGCCGGCTACCTCCTCCTCGCCGGCACCGGGAGCGACAGCGTCGTAAGCGAAGGCGGCGGCGTCTACACGCACACGATGAGCCCGCAGGGGAGCACGAACACGCCGACCTCCCTCTCGATCATCACCGACCGGAGCGGCATCGACCGCCTCCTCTACCCGTACTCCGTCGTCAACACGCTCGAGCTCTCCTACAGCGACGGCTTCGCGGAACTTAACGCGAACATCCTCTCGCGCTTCCCGAGCACCAGCACGAGCGGCACGCTCACCACGACCAGCGGCTTCTACTACGCCTTCCGCCACGCGACGGTCCAGGTCGGCAGTAGCATCATCAACGCCGGCAACAGCGCGACCCCGCTCAAGATCCGCAACTTCCAGATGACGGTCAACAACAACGCCGAGGCGCAGTTCGTCAGCGGCAACCGCAACGTCGACAGCATCATCAACAAGAACCTCGAAGTCACCGGCACCTTCCGCGTCGCCTTCGAGGACACGACCCAGCGCGACGCCTTCTACAACCTGACGAAGCAGGCGATGATCATTACCTTCGCCGGCAACGGCATCGGGAATAACATGAGCGAGTTCGTGAAGATACGCCTGTACAAGATACGCCTCGACGAATCGAACGTGGATACTCCGCCGAACGACTACGTCTCGCAGGAGATGACCTTTACGGCGGAGTATTCGAGCACGGACGGCAAGACGATGGACTTCCAGCTTCGCAACCGCCAGTCCGCTTACTAGCTAACCGACGCCCATGATTCCCGATGAAACGAAGGTCCTAGAGCTCCCCAGCGGGAAGAAGGCGACGCTGAAAGCGTACATCACCGGCGCCGACAAGCGCGCCAATCGGCGCCTCATCCTCAGCCTAGGCGAGACCGACACCAACCGCGCGGACGTCCTCGAAGCGGTCGAGAACAAGAACATAGAGCAGATCGTCCTCGAGCTCGACGGCACGAAGGAGAATATCGTCGAGCGCGTCGTCGGCCTTCCGGCCGCGGACTACGAGGCCATCCTGGAAGCGGTCGCCGAAGTCGTCAGCGGCATGGATAAAAAAAAAGAGAATACGTAAGGGCGGACTATAGAGATCTTTTCAACGGGCGGAAGGTGCGGCTCACCGAGGAAATGGTCCTCGTCGAGCTGGCCATCGACCAGGGGATACCCTACGAGGAGTACATCAAACAGCCGCTCTGGTTCATCGAGACTCACCGGGAACGGATGTACGCGGGCGGGACGCTCCGAAAATAACAACCCATGGCCGACTCCCAGAAAACAGTCCGAGTGCAGATAGACGTCGCCGTCGCCCAGGCGAAGGCGGCGCTCGCCGACATAAGCACGCAGACGGAGAAGGCCAGCAAGAGCCTCAAGGACATGGGCGTCGCGGCGACCAAGGGCGGCGACGAGATAGCCGCGAGCGCGAAGAAGGCGGGCGACGCCAGCGGGAAATTTTTTAACCAGCAGACCAAGGACTTTGTAAAAGGCCTCGCGAGCTACGACCTCCTCAAGGAGGCGATCAAGGGCACCACCGGCTTTTTAGTAGAGAGCGTGCGCGCGAGCATGAACGCCGGCGCCGCCTGGGCCCAGGTACGGACCGACGTCGAGAACGCCGGGATCTCCTACGAGAGCATCAGCGCCCAGCTGAAAGATTACTCGGAAAAGACCATACAGCTCGGCTTCGACGACGAAGAGACCGCGAAGAGCGTCGCGCGCCTTACCGTCGTGACCGGCAACTACAGCGACGGCCTCAAGCTGAACCAGCTCGCGATGGACCTCGCCCGGAGCAAGAACCTCGACCTAGCGACCGCGACGAACCTCGTCGGCCTCGTAACCCAGGGCCAGGGCCGCCTCCTCAAACAGTACGGCATCGAGCTCGACGACAACGCCTCAAGCGCCGACAACCTCGCGAAGCTCCAGGACAAGGTAGCGGACAGCGCCGTCAACTTCGCGAAGACGACCGCCAACCAGCTCCAGGTAGCGCAGATCCAATGGGAGAACCTCCAGCAGACGGTCGGCGACGAGCTCGCGCCTACGCTTACCGAATTCTTTAAGGTCATCGAGAAACAGCTCCCGCAGATAGAGAAGATGGCCGGCGCGGTCGGCGGCTTCTTCGCGGCGATCCTCAAGAGCGTCGGCATCGTCGTCGACGCGCTCGATACCGTCGGCACCGCCCTCGGGAACATAGATAACATCCTGAGCGGCAAGGAAGCAGTCACGACCGACAGCAACAACTTCTTTAACAAGCTGACGAAGAGCGTGCAGAACTTCGGGCACGAGCTGGTATGGGGCCACGAGGCGCTCGCGGCAACGACCGACGCCGCCGGCGAGACCGCCCAGGCAACCGACGAGGCGGCCGCCGCGGCCGACAAAGCCGCGAAGAGCTTCGACGGGATAGGCACGAGCGCGAAGGCCGACGAGAAGGCCCTGCAACAGCTGGCCGACGCCTACCAGCAAGTGAGCCAAAGCACCCAGCGCTTTACCTTCGAGACCACCGACGACTTCGCCCGGTACGAGGCGATCCTCAAGGACACGACCACGAGCCAGGACGAATGGGTCGCGAGCGCCCTCCAAGGCTTCTCCGCCTTCACCGGAGCCCTTAATAACGTCAACAAGGAGATCGACGACCTCAACGGGAAGCTCACGGACACCCGGAAGAGCTTCGACGACTTCGTAAAGACAACGACCGCGAGCGCGTCCGATAACTTCGCGCAGATTGTCTTTGACGCCCAGCAGGCCGTTAAGGACCTCCCCAAGCAGATCAGCGAGGCGAAGGCTAACGGACAGGACACGACCGACCTTAACAGACAGCTCAGGGACGCCCGGAGCGTCTTAAAGACAGCCCAGGAGCAGGAGTTCAAGGACAATACGGAATTCCAGGACCAGCTCGCCTTCCTTAAAAGCCAGGCCGGCAAGAACGAGCTCCAGCAGGCCGTCGCCCTTACGGACAGGAAGATAGAGCAGAAGCGCCGAGAGACCGACGAGGAGATAGCGGACATCCAAAAGCAGATAGACGCCGTCACCGCCCAGCGCGACGCCTACGCCACGGCCCAGGTCGCGATGACTAAAGCCTTCAAGGACAACATCACCGCGCGCACGGCCGGGACGGCCGTAGAGATCGCGAACATGCAGGCGCTTACCGCGGCCGTCAACGCCGCGGCGGCCGCCTACGCCCGCCTCGGCGCCGGCACGACGACCGGGAGCGCGCAGAAGCGCGCGGCCGGCGGTCCCGTGAGCGCCGGTGAAACCTACCTCGTCGGCGAGAAAGGCCCGGAGCTTTTCACGCCCGGAGCGAGCGGGAGCATCACGCCGAACGATAAGATCGGCGGCGGTATCACCGTCAACATCATGAACCCGACCGTCCGGAACGACGGCGACCTCCGCGCCATCATAGGCGCCGTCGCCGACGCCCTCGGACGGCGTGACGAGCTCGCGCGTATGGGCGCCCTAAAATAGCCATGGCCGCAATCTCAGTCTCATTTAACGGGTACGTCCTCCAGAACAGCTCCTTTAGGACGCGGATCATCCAGCATACCGACATCCCGGAGAAGCTCGTCCAGGCGGAAGGCCGGGCCCGCGCCGACGGCATGCAGGTCGTTAACGTCCGCTACGGCGGCCGCGAGATAGACGTCGAAGGCATGATGAGCGCCGCGGACCGCCAGACCCTCGTGACGCTCATAGACACGATGAAGCTGAACATAAAGGACGCGAGCGGCGTGCTGGATATAGACTACGGCAACGGCACCCGCCGCTACTACGCGACCGTCACGAAGCTCGACATACCCGAGGATTTCTACAACATAACGAGCGTCCCGTACAAGATAACGTTCTTCTGCGCCGACCCCTTCGGCTACGCGACGACCAGCGGCAACCTGAGCTTTAGCGGCGTCACCGCGATGCTCAACGACTACGTCATCACCGTAAGCGGAAGCATCGACAGCGACCCGGTCGTCCAGCTCACCCTTACGACCGTCGTCGCGCACGCCACGATTACCCTTTCGAACGAGACCACCGGCGAAGCGATCGTCATAGCGAAGGCGACCGGCAACTTCTCGAACGGCGACGTCGTGCTTATAGACTGCAAGCGCAAGGTCGTCCAGCTTAACGGCTCCGGCCTCGATTACACCGGCCGCTTCCCCGGCCTCAGCGTCCCGACCACGCGCCTCCGGATAGCGATGGCGGCGACCAGCGTTAACTACGCTCCGGTCGTCCGCTACAGCCCGCGGTACCTCTAGCCATGAGAAAGCGCTACAACTACAAGGTCTACAGCAAGGAAGGGGCCTACATAGATACGTGGACCGACGTTATCAACGACCCGGAGTTTACGACCGTCATAAACGGCGGGAGCGTCGAGCTCACGGTCCGGCTCGCCCGGCAGACCGCGAACTTCGGCGAAGGCGACGACGTCAACTTCGGCAACGAGGTACAGGTCTGGTGCTTCGACGACGACGCCCCCGCCGGCGTCAAGATATTTAGCGGCTACGTCAGCCGCTACGAGCCGCGCAACGACGGCCCCGAGGAAAGCATCGTCGTGCATTGCCTTGGGTACCACACGCGCCTCAACGACTTCGTCCACGAGGACAGCGTCGGCACGACCGGCATCGCCTACAACAGCACCGACCCCGGCGAGATAGCCGAGGACATCATAGACAAGGCGCGCGCGAACGGCCTCGAGGTCGACTGGAACGAGACTACCCTGCAAAAGACCGGCACCGTCGTCTCCTATACCTTCCGCGTGAATACCGTCCAGGAGTGCGTCGACAAGATCCTCGAGCTCGCGCCGATAGGCTGGTACTGGTACGTGGACCCGGACAAGAACTTTAACCTGCACCCGAAGAAGGACCAGGCCACGCACGTCTTTACCATGGGCAAGGAGATCTTCTTTATGGAGCCGCAGAAGCGCATCGAGAGCGTCGTCAACCGCATCTACTTCCTCGGCGGCGTCCCGGAAGGCCAGACCGAGCCGCTCTACGGCCGCTACAACCGGCCGGCGAGCGTAAGCATCTACGGCATGAAGGCGATAAAGAAGATCGACGAGCGCGTGACGCTCCAAAGCACGATGGACACCATCGCCAATAACATCCTCGACGCCCAGCAAACGCTCGAGGTCCGTACGATCATACGCGTGAAGGACAACGACTACGACCGCACCTACGGCTATAACATCGAAAGCATCAAGGTCGGCGACACCTGCCAGATCCGGAACTACCAGGATACCTTCGGAAGCTCGCGCTGGGACGTCATGAGCTGGGACGTCGACGCCTGGGACTTCGACGCCCGGAACGTCACCGAGCTCGTCATGCAGATTGTGGAGGTACGATACACCCCGAACTATGTAGAATTGGTAGTGAGCTCGAAGGTACCGAACGTATCCAAGCGCATAGAGGATATAAACCGGAACCTCGTGGATTCGCTGGTAGCCAGCGCCCCGGATAACCCGTCCCTCGGATCCTCGTAAAAACCATGGCAACCATCGCAGTCACCTACACCTTCGTCGTCAACACCCGGGCCCGGAGCGCCGAGGTCAACCAGAACTTTACCGACCTCGTCACGGCGCTTTCCGCGCACCACCACGACCCGAACCTCTACACGAACGGCAAGCCGATAACGAACAGCGGCATCGCCGCCAACGCGCAGATCAACGATACGCAGATACGCTCGCAGATCACGCGCTCCGGGCTCATCAACCAAAGCGCCCTCGGACCGATAACGGCCCCCGGCCTCATCTTCTCTTCGGCGCTTCCTACCTCGAACCTGCCGACGGTCTCCGCTTTCGTTAACACCGGTACCTGGACGAAGCCGGCAAACCTCGCCTTCGCGGTCGTCTACATAACCGGCGGCGGCGGCGGCAACGGAGGCAACGGCGGCGGCGGCGGCGGAGCCACGGCCATCATGGTCAAGCGCGCCTCGCTCCTCGGCGCGACGGAGTCCGTCACGATAGGCGCGGCCGGCACGACGAGCGTCGCCGGCGGCGATTCGACCTTCGGATCCTGGATGACCGCGGGCGGCGGCGCTTCGGGCTCCAGCAACGGAGGTCAGGGCGGCGGCTCCGCAACGGGAGGCGACATAAACCTGAGCGGCGGACAAGGCGGCCCGGGCGCCGGCGGCACCCCGGTAGGAAGCGGCGGCCCGAGCTTCTGGGGCGGCCAAGGCGCGTACGGTGCTGGCGGCCCCTCAGGTTCGGGCGGCACAAAGGGCTACTGCGTCGTATTCGAATACTACTAACCTATGGACGAGCACGCACCAACCGGCAACGACCACGATCTCCTCGTCGAGCTCCGCACCGAGATGCGCGGCATGCGTACGGACGTAAGGGAAATGAAGAACGGCAACGAGCGCCGGCTCTTGAAGCTCGAAGAGAGCAAGGCCGATAAGGAAGAGGTCGCCCGGCTCGTCGCAGAAGCCGAGAAGGAGCACGAGAAGCTCTGGGGCGCCGTAGGCGGTCTCGGCAAGCGGACCGGCCGCAACGAGGTGCTCATGGGCACGCTCCTCGGCGGCCTCGTCGTCGTCGAGATCCTTTTGCGTTTCGCCGACCTCGGCCAGCTCTTTAAGTAGTGGGGATACGACCACCCGGACCCAGGTATAGAATAGCCCTATGAGCGCCGAAGAGATCCTCCTCAACCTCCCCACCCACGCCGCGGTACAGGACCGGCCCGACCCGAGACGCTACCTCCTTAACCCGAAGGAAATAGGCCAGGCGCCTACCCCGTTCGACTGGGAGCGCGGCTACGACGTCGAGGCCGAGATCGGCAAGAAGCTCGGCAAGCCGTTTAAGTTCCACGTGAAAGACCAGGGGCCGAGCGCCAGTTGCGGCGGGCAAAGCACCGCCTACCACATGGCCGCGCTCGCGGCGCTCCACGACGGGGACACCGCCGAGCGAAGCGCCAAGTTTATATACAGCCAGGTCTACTACCCCTACGGTGGCGGAAGCACCCTCTACGACCTCGGAAACCTCGTCACGAAGCAAGGAGCCGGCACCGAGGCCGATACCACCTCCTACGACCAAGGGAAGGCCCCCAGCGAGGCGTTCATGCAACGACCCCAGGATATCACCGAGGGCGCCCGGACCAAGGCGAAGCTCGACAAGGCGCTTTCCTACGCGGCCGTCGCGCTCGACATAGACAGCCTCGCCGCGGCTCTCCCAGTAAGCGGCGGCATCCGGATAGGCATACACGGCACGAACAACGGGACGTGGCTAAGCGACCAGCCCAAGCCGCCCAAGGTAGGCGAAAAGACCTGGGCGCACTTCGTCTACATCGGGAAAGCCTTCATAGAGAACGGCGTCAAGAAGATCGCCGCGCTCAACAGCTGGGGCGAGGACGCGGGCGACAAGGGCTGGCAGAAGCTCGACGCGAGCTACATAGCGAGCGGCGCGCTCTGGGGCGCCCAGGCCCTCGTCTACAACCCGAACCCGGCGACCGGCGTACACTACACCTTTAACGCCGACCTCGAATACGGGCAGACCGCGACCGAGATCAATATGCTCCAGCGCGCGCTCCAACAGGACGGGAGCTTCCCGGCCGGCATCGTCCCCACGCAATACTACGGGGAGATCACCCGCCAGGCCGTCCTCAAGTTCCAGCAGAAGTACAAGGTCGCCCCGACCGCCGAGCTCGCGCAAGTCAACGGCCGGCGCGTCGGCGCGAAAACGCGCGCGAAGCTCAACGAACTATTCGCCTAACCCACACACCATGCTTACCGCACTTACCATCGGCGTCCTTTCCTCCGTAGCGGCGGAACTGATCGTCCTCGTTAACAAGGCCCTCAGCAAAACGGTCCTCCACGGCCGCGGCGCGTTCCTCCTCGCCTTCGCCGTCGCGCTCGTCGGCGGCGCGGTCAAGGTCTTTTTCTTCGACCACGCCCCGTTCAGCTGGGACGCCCTCGGCGTCTCGCTCGCCCAGGTATGGACCGTCTCCCAGCTCTTCTTTACCTTCGTGGTGGAAGCGCTCGGCATCGACGTCCAGCCCAAGAGAGACGAAACCTACTAGAGCAAGTACTGCACCAGGTGCAGTAAAAGAAAACGGCCTACCTACGGGTCGTTTTCTCTTGTGTAGACAACCCCCGAGCGGGGCGCGCCGGGCGATATACTAGAGGCACCGGGACCACGCAGGCACGGAAAACCGGACAGACACGGCACCCCTCGGAACGCCCCTAGTCGTGGCGCGCGCGAGGTGAGAAACGGAAGGACGACGGGCGACACGGCTTATAAAAAATGCACTTACCTGGTTCCTTTTCATAATAGCCCTCCTGGTACTCGCGACCGCCATACCGGTCGCGGTCCGCTCCCAAGCGGACGAACCGGGATTTTTACACGACCCGAGCTGGCGCACCGCCCTCGAGGCCGACGGCACCGACCATTTTGTCGACGTCAGCAAAAAGGTTGTAGCGACCACGCGCACCATACGCGCGTACGTGACCGGCTATAATACCGTCCCCGGACAGACCGACGCGACCCCGTGCACGGCGGCCGGCGGCAACATATGCGGGCGCCGCGATACCGCCGCGTGCCCGAGCGACTTTCCACTCCATACGTGGATTACGATCGCCGGCAAGCGCTACGAGTGTATGGACCGGACCGCGAAGAAACACGACGGCCGCTTCGATATATCGTGCGACAAAGATTTAGCGTGCCCCGCGCGCATAACGGGCTGGTACAAGGTACAGGTACCGCTCTAGGGCTTACTTCCAGGGCCTCCCCGGACCTGGGGAAAACCTGGCTATACTGCAATACTATGATACTATCTGACACAGAAGGGCGGTTCCTTGAAAACTAAATAGGGTCACTAAAACAAAACTGCTATGGCTAACTACCAACAAGCAAACCTCATTAAAATTGAGAAACTCTTGAAAGGCCGGAAACCGATACTTGTAAACAACGCCTTCATCAAGAAAGTGCTCGGGTACGACGACATGCGAGACTTCGCACGCGATATAGGAGACTGGGGATACACCACAGACTTCACCTACCGCGACTACCAGACGGAAAACTGGCAGAGTTTCCTTCGCCGCTTCTTAAAGGAGACGTTCCTAGATTAAAACAACCAGACCCTATTTAGTTTTCAGGGAGCCGCCGCCGGAACCTTGAAAGTCGAATAGGGAAACACCAACTAACACCACTACCATGATTAAACTTTCTATTTGCGAGCCGTGCGTATACACCGAGAACAAGATAGTAGCCGCGAAGTACACGAGCGGCTACAAGGGAGGCGACAAGGTCGGCCTCTGCCTCAAGCACCAGGATTACTTCAAGGGCGCGACCAGCATCACCGAGTTCACCGAAAGGAACAACAAGATGTTCCTCGCACAGAAAGCGTTCGGCGCGGACTTCGTCCTCGCGTAATTACCACCTCCCTATTCGGTTTTCTAACGGACAAGCTCGTTGACAGCCGCGCAAGATAACCACCAACGCATGGAAGCACTCACGCTGGGCGACATCCTGGAAGCGCGCGACCTGGCCCTACAAAGCCTGGCCGGCACGACCATGGGCGACGACATGAAAGAGGGCTACCGGACCGGAGTAGAGAACCTATCGCTCTACCTCCGCCGCAAGCTCGCCGACAAGGCGGACGCCGCCTAACGGCAATCGAAGAAGGTATGAGCAAAGGCCCCCAAGAGGTCCATATCGTAAAGATTATCAGCGAGCACAAGAAGTTCAGATACGGGGCACGCCCCGCGCCGGGATACAAGCGGGTACAGGCGGTCGTTTCTTTTTACAAGAACAGCCGCCACCCGACCACCCGGCACGTCGACACCCAGGACGGCAAGCTAGGCTACCTAGCCCCGCCGGCACCCCGGACCTAACTAACCAGCTTGCGCGGCTATCAGCGGGCTTGTCCCCAGGACCCGCATAGTTAGATAGTGTGATACTATTAACCCTGTACCCGATAATTACATCTAGTATGTACGAAACCGCAATAAGATACGTCGAGATAGGACACCCGGTAGCCGTCAGCATCCCGAAGCGCGACCCGCTCTTCGGCATCCGCGAGGACGTCTGGACCGCCGCCATCGCCCTCCTCGCCGTCGCGTTCCTCGCCCTGTTCGCATAGACAGGCGGGGCGCGCGTTTACCATTAGCCCGTATTAAATGAAAAGCACCAGCACCACCGGAAAAATAAAGCCGGAACAGTTTTACAGCCTCGGCGAGATCGTCCGCGAACACCTCATCCCAGGCGTCGAGACCATCGCCCAGGCCAGCCGGCTCGTCCAGCGCGACGCCATAGGGCCGAAGATACTCCGGGCCCGCCAGCTCCCGCGCGGCACCAACGGCGTCCAGTACAAAGTAAAGGGCGCCAACATCATTACCTACCTAAAGAAGATCTAAGCCTATGGCTAGAAAAAAGATAGCGACCATCGCTACCTACACCTACGAAGATACCAGCGACAAGAACATCAAGCGGTTCGCCGACCAGCGCGGGGACTGGACCCACTACTACCTCGTCAAGGAAAAGAAGTACGTCCCAGCCGTCAGCCACCTCCTTAGCCTCGGCTACAGCAAGGGCCCGCGCTTCCGCGCCTACCTCGAGAGCCACACGAAGGAGGAGATAAAGCAGACGCTCGACCGGGCCGGCGACCGGGGCGCGCGCGTCCACGCCGCGATCCGCGACCTCATTAGCGGCGTCCAGGTGACGATGACGACGAAGTACCCGAGCGATCTCCAGCGCGGCCGCCAGGAGCCGCTTAACGAGGACGAGTGGGAGTACCTCCTCACCTTCGAGCGCTGGTGCGCGACCTACCAGCCCCGGCTTATAGGGCAGGAAGAGACCCACACCGACGGGGAGAGCGCCGGGACCTACGACGCCCTCCTGATTATCACCGTCCCGAGCGGCGATAAATACTTCCCGAAGATAGCCTGGGGCCAGGACGTGCTTTTCCTCCCCGACTGGAAAACCAGCTCGGGGATATGGAACGAGTACCGGGCCCAGCTCGCCGCCTACTGGAGCTTTGTCCGCTTCGACAAGCGCTACGCCAAGTTCATAGAAGCGTACCGCGGTAGAATATATACGGGCATCGTCCGGCTCGGGACGGCCCATAAGATAGGCTACGACCTGGAAGTGTGGGACCAGCGAGCCACCGAAGGCGAGAACTACAAGGAGTACCGGGCCGCGATTACGATCGCGCACGGGCACGAGCCTAAGTTCGACCCGACGATAGAGCAGATCCCGACAGAGATTCTTATTAAGGTGCCTAGCGCCGTTGTACGGCCGAAGCGTGCACTACTAAAGAAAAAGAAATAACCTATGTCATTCGCAGACGAATACCAGCGCCACCAGCAGGAGACCCAGCAGGGCGGAGACTTCTACAAGTTTAAGAAGGGCGATAACAAGTTCCGCATCCTTACCGAGCCCGTCAAGAAAGTAAGCCGGTGGGGCCACGGCATATGCTACCCGGGCGCCGTCTACTGCGACCCGAAAGCGCTCGAGGAGGAGTACAAGAAGAAGATGGCCGAGTACGCCATCGAAGTAGACGAGGCGAAGAAAGCCGGCCTGCCCAAGCCCAAGGAGCCGACGCGCCCGCGCGTCAGCGCCAAGTGGAGCGTCTGGGCGATAGACCGCGCGACCGGCAACAACGTGATACTCGAGATGCCGGACCAGATCGCCGAGAAGCTCATCAACTTTATGACGAGCGACGAGTACCGCTTCGAGATCTTCCCTATGCCGTACGACGTGAACATCACCGCCGACGGCAAGGTAGGCACCAAGGACGTGAAGTACGACATGCTCCCGGCGCGCGCTAACACGCCCGTCACCGAGGAAGAGCTGGACAAGCTCGCGACCCTTACGCCGATCGCCGACATCATCGCGCGCATGCAGGCGAAGAAGAAGCGCGAGGACGGCGTCGCCGCGGGCGAGGCGGCGGACCCGGCCGCCGCGGCCGCCGACGAGGGCATCCAGTACCCGGACGAGGATATCAACCCCGCAGACATTCCCTTCTAGCCTATGAGCGAGTACTGGCAAGGGATGTTCGCCTCAGCGTTCGCCGTCGCGGTTCTCTACGTCGTGCTTAATATGATCGGCACCGCCGTCATGTATTCGGAAACCCGGACCGACGAGAAGATGAGCGCGTGCATAGCGAACGGGTACACCTACGGGGAGTGCTACAACACTATTAGCCGCGGCGGAGAGCCGTTTAACCGATAACCCATGTCTACAGAAACTCAGAGCGTCCGTATAGGCGCCTGCACCGAGAGCAAGAGCAACCCCCGCGGCCCCGGGGACTTCAAGGGCACCGCCTTCGACGAGCTCGTCGCGAGCATCAAGGAGAAGGGCGTGCTTATGCCGATACTCGTCCGCCCGACGAAGGACGGCTACGAGATCATCGCCGGCCACCGCCGGGCGCGCGCCGCCCAGGAAGCGGGCCTCAACCACGTCCCGGCGCGCATCGTGGAAATGACCGACGAGGAAGCGCGCGAGGCGCAGATCGTCGAGAACCTCCAGCGCGCCGATATACACCCGATAGAGGAAGGCACGGCCTTCCTCGCCCTCGTTAAGCCGATCGCCAAGACGACCGGCACGACCGACGCGCTCGGTATCGTCGCCGCAAAGGTCGGCAAGAGCCCGACCTACGTCCGCGGCCGCCTCGCGCTTACGGACCTTAGCCCGGAAGCACAGAAGGCATTCCGAGCCGACCACTTCCCCGCCAGCCACGCGACGCTCATAGCGAGCCTCGAACCGGCCGACCAGAAGAAAGCGATGAAGGAGATAGACGAAGCACGCGGCTACAACCGCCCGATGCCGCTCGCTACGCTCCGGAGCTGGATCGTCGAGAATACCTACACCGCCGCCATGAAGAGCCCGCCCTGGAAAGGCGACGAGGCCATGAAGGCCGCGATCGCGGAAGCGACCGGCTTCAAGGCCGAGGGCGCGAACCTCTTCGGCGAGGAAACCCTCGAGACCATCGAGGACCCGGCGAAGTACGCCCGGGCCGTCGCCGCGTTTATCCAGCTCACCATCAACGAGCACGAGGCCGCCGGCAAGCCGCTAACGCTTATAAGCGACAGCTGGAGCGGCGGCAAGAAGGTGAAGAGCCGGGACCAGTACACGCTCGTTAGCGAGCACAAAGGCTGTAAGAGCGGCCAGCCGGGCCTCTACGTCGAAGGCAAGAACGCCGGGAAGATAGTTAAGATCTGCCTCGACAAGAAGTGCAAGGCCTGCCACCCGTACAGCACCGAGGCGAACGAGACGCCGGCACAGACCGAGAAGCGCGCCAAGGCGCGCAAGGCCGAGCTCGCGGCCGAGAAGGCGAAGAAGGAGAGCCGCGTCAAGGCGATAGACGCCGCAGTAGCGAAGGTCCGCTGGCCAATGACCGAGAAGGAGCTCGACGCCCTCCTCGAGCTCGCCTTCAAGGACCACAGCACCAGCACCTTCCAACCGCTCTGCAAGCGGCTCGGCATAGAGCCGAAGATAACGAAGCGCGGCGGCCAGTACGCCTATACCACCCGCGACTTCGAGAAGCCGCTCCGCGAGTACGTCGCGGCGAAGGAGGCCCAGGGTAAAGTCCGGGTCCTGTTTCACCTGCTTATAGAGGCGACGAACCTCTATAGCATGCACCGCACCGCGCCGTTGAAGGACATCAACGCCATTACGAAGATCCTCGGCGGCAAGGTATGAACAACGACCGCGACGCCTGGACCGTCGATGCGATGGAGACGTACGGCGGGAGCTTCGTAAAAGCGCTCGGCAACCTCGCACGCCACGCCGACGCCACGAACCTCGAGTACATCAAGACGACGTGGGCGAACCTCTGGGCGCAGTACGAAGAGACCGGCCGGCAGATGGAAGCTAGAGGAGAAGGCGCATGAAAAAGAAACCCGAAGCAGAGCCGAAGAAGAAAGAGAAAACGCTCGCCGAAGCGGTCAAGAGCATCCGCGCGAAGTTCGGCGACGAGGCGATCATGAAGCTCGGAGAACAGCCGAACGTCGACGTCGACGCGCTCCCCACCGGGAGCATGGGCCTCGACGCGGCGCTCGGGATAGGGGGCTTCCCGCGGGGCCGGATTATAGAGATCTACGGCCCGGAGAGTAGCGGTAAAACCACGCTCGCCCTCCACGCCATAGCCCAGGCCCAAGCCCGCGGCCAGGCGTGCGCGTTCATAGACGCCGAGAACGCGATGGACCCGCAGTACGCGAAGAAGCTCGGCGTCAACATCGACGAGCTCCTCATCAGCCAACCGGATACCGGAGAGCAGGGCCTGCAGATCGTCGACGAGCTCGTACAGAGCGGCAAGGTCGGCGTCATCGTCATCGACAGCGTCGCCGCGCTCGCGCCGAAGGCCGAGATCGAAGGCGAGATAGGCGACGTGAAGATAGGCGCGCTCGCCCGGCTTATGAGCGCCGGCCTCCGGAAGCTGACGAACACCGTAAGCAAGAGCAAGACCATCGTTATCTTCATCAACCAGCTTCGCATGAACATAGGCGCGATGGCGACCTGGGGCGCGCCCCCGGAGACCACGACCGGGGGGAAGGCCCTGAAGTTCTACGCGAGCGTACGCCTCGATATCAGGCGTATAGCGCAGATTAAGAAGGGCGACGACGTTATCGGCGGCCGCGTGCGCGTCAAGGTCGTCAAGAACAAAGTAGCCGCGCCCTTCAAGCAGACGGAATTCGACGTGCTCTACAACGAAGGGATAAGCCAGGAAGGCGAGCTCCTCGCGTTAGGCGACAAGTACGGCATCGTCGAGAAAGGCACGGCCGCCTATAAGTACGGCGACATAGCGCTCGGCCGCGGCTACGACGCGAGCCGCGCGTACCTGCGCGAGCACCCGGACGTCGCCGCCGAGATCCGCGAGAAGGTCCTCGCCAAGGTCAAGGAATAAGCCGCGGAAAGTACTGCACCTAGTGCAGTAGTCCGGACTATCAACAGGCGGCGCGCTCGGGGGATAGCCGGACCCGACGTATAGTTCGGTTCTGTGCGAAGTACATTATTAACGAAACAGCCTTATGGCGATTATTAGCCTCCCCGACGACGTACTACAAAGCCTACGAAACGGCGAGATCCTATTTACGGACCTCGACGAGTACGGCGTGGAGGCACACGCAACGCGCGTAGAGGCACCGCAACGAAAACAGAACATACCGCAGAGTCTGCGGTGGGAAGTTTTCGAGCGCGACAACTTTACGTGCCGAGCGTCCGGTTGCGCTTCCAGGAGAATGCTGGAGGCCGACCATATAGTCCCAGAATCGAAAGGAGGCACGACGACGCTAGATAACTTGCAGACCCTCTGCGCGCGGCATAACCGTGAAAAAGGGGACCGCATATGAAAGGCTTCGGCATCGAGATTAAGAATGACCTACTCGACCCGAAGCACTTAAATAATATCGGCGTCGCCATATGGCTCTACATGTGGTTCCTCGACAAGATGACCTCGATAGGCGAGGACGGCGTCGGCAAGGTACTCGGCGGCAAGCCGATTAAACACAAAGAAGTAGAGAAAGAGCTCGGAATAAACCAACGGACCTACTCACGGTGGCTCGGCATATTGCGCCAGCACGGCTACATCACCGCTATTAGGACCCCATACGGAATAAGCATCCGAGTCAACAAAGCCTTCAAACGATTTAACAAGAGATATGACAAAAATGGGTATCAACCTACAAAAAATGTCATATCTAATAAGACTGTATCAGTAGACAGGGATACAGAGATGAAAACGCCTTCGGCGTTTTCTCCTCGGGCTCCCCTTACGAGAAGGAACGTTAAACGACCACGCATGGACGATATCGACTACAACATAGACGAGGACGGCAACCTCCGCCCCGGCAAGAAGCCGAAGGGCCCGAAGCCGGAAGGCAAGAACAAGATCGCCCTCCGGCTCCACCGGAAGTTCGTGGAGCTCTGCTACCGCGAGCTGGGGACACGGCCGGTCCTCGACATCAAGGGTTATAAGATAGTGCTGTTCGCGCTCAACACCGGCGGCCTCACCGAGCCGCAGATCGAGGACCTCTACGACGAGTGGTTTAAGCTCGGGAAGCCCGACGAGGAAACGGTGAGCATCACACGCGCGCTCTCGGCGCGGCAGATAGAGGGATACAAGGTGCGTAATAACATCGCATAGCTATGGACGACAACGACATGGGCGGCAACGAAAAGGAGATCGCGCAAGATACGGTAGAACGATGGGCGGACCGAGACCTCACCGACGACTAGTATGAGCGCGGAGAACCGCACACGCGGCAAGGAGTTAGCCGAGCGCGAGGAGTCGCTCGCCGGCTACCACGGGCGCGACCGGATCGTCTCGAGCCACGAGCTCGCCGACGAGCTCAAGGACACCGTCGACACGACGTACATCCTACCGACCGGCATAGCGAGCCTCGACCGGCTCCTCGGCGGCGGCACCGAGCCGGGCGACCTCGTGGTCGTCACCGGCCCGACCGGCGAGGGCAAGACGACCCTACTTATGACCATTACCAAGAACATGGCGGTCGCGAACGTCAACAGCGTCTGGTTTACGCTCGAAGTCACGCCCCGCCAGTTCCTCAGCAAGCTCGCGAAAGCCACCGGAGAAGGCGGCGTGCTCCCGCTCTTCTACCTGCCGCGAAGCGGGAGCGACGACGTCGACGACAGCTACGTTAAAGCCTGGGAGAGCAAGCACCGCCGCAAGTACGAGACGATAGACTGGATCGAGGACAAGGTCATAGAGGCGAAGGTGAAAGTAGAGACGGCCGGCGCCCCGCTCAAGGCCGTCTTCATCGACCACATACACCAGATCTTCTCGCTCAGCCGCATGGAGCGGAACGTCTCGCTGGAGATAGGCGACATGGTAGCGAAGATTAAAGACATCGCGATCACGCACAACCTCGTCGTGTTCCTTATCGCCCACACGAAGGACCCGGAAGGCGGCGTGATGCGCGACCCGCGCAAGGAGGACATACGCGACAGCGGGCTCATCAGCCGCCTCGCCGACGACATCATCGGCGTGTGGCGCATAGCGAACACCGACGACGGCACGCGCCGCCGCGGCGTCGTGAACGAGGGCGACAACAAGGCGAAGATCCGCGTCTTCAAAAACCGGAGCCACGGCACGCAGGGCTACTTCACCGCGTACCATAAGGACCACTACCTCACCGAGGACTGGGAAGCGGCCGACGGCTTCGGCAAGGAAGAGACGGACGACGAAATCCATGACGACGACCTCCCCGACCTTAGTTAGCGAGCACGCCAAGAAGCTCCGGGCCGAGGCCCAGGCGACGCTCGAGAACCCCGAGACCAGCATCCGGGAGCGCCTCGACGCCTACGAGCAAATAGACCTGGCCGACCGGGTAGACTTCGATGAGCACCTCCACCGCCTGGAGACCCGCTTAGCCCCCCGGCTCCGCGGTATGCTAGTAGAGGAGTTCGACCGCCGCATCGCCCACGCGACCGCGCGCATAGAACGAGAGTACGCAGACAACGACGAGCGCCGCCGCGCCGGCATGCCCTTCCAGGAACGCCGCGCGAAGCTCAACACGAAGTGGATCGCCTGGCTCGAGAAGCACCGGGAAGAACTCCAACAGGCCCGCAACCGGTTTACGCCGCGCCCGGTACGCGACTGGTTCCACCAGCGAGACCTATGGCTCGCGAAGAAGCGCGGCATCACCTACATCATCCGATTAAACTTTGACCAGACCTATGCCGAAGATTAAGAAAGAGAAGCCGGACGCGCTCAGCCTCGCCACGCGCTTCAAGAACACCCCGAGCGAGAGCGTCGTCGAGCACGTCATCGACGAGCTGGAGACGCTCCTCGTCCAGCGCACGAAGGAAGCCCGCGAGTACACGATGAAAGTCTTCTGGGAGACGGGCAAGCTCCTCCGCGAGGCCGAGAGCGAGAACAAGGTCAACATCACCGGCCTCGTCGTCCGCGTCGCCGAGGACAACCGCATCCGCGGCCGGCAGATGAGCGAGCGCAACCTCTGGTTCGCCGTGAAGTTCTACGACAACTACCGCGACTTCGAGAGCGTCTACCTCACGGAGTTCGGCGAGAATATCTCGCTCACGAAGGTAAAGAAGCTCCTCGTCGCGCCGAAGCCGAAGATAGAGCCGACGCTCGAATACGTCGCCGTGCAGATCGTCAAGAAGTACGGGGTCGACAACGCCCGCAAGCTCATACGCCTCATCGACAAGGAGTGCGCGCGCATCGACAACCTCGCCGAGTAGGTATGCCGAGCGACGATAGCGCTTGCAAGAACGGCGACCACGACATGCAGTACTCCGATACGTTCGGAATAGTCGGCGGTAGGTGCAGGAACTGCGGATACAGGACGATATGAACCAGGACCACTACATAGCCTGGGACCTAGAGACCAGCGGCCTCAGCGCCGAGCGCGATTACATCCTCGAAATAGGCGCCATCGAGTACAGGGCCGGCGAGAAGGTACGCGAGAAGAGCTGGTTGCTCAACCACGGCATCGAGATTAAGCCGGAAGTGAGCGCCATCCACGGCATCACCAAGGATCTTATAGACGCGGAAGGGACCGACCCGAAAGCGGCGATAGACGAGTTCCTCGAATGGTTCGAAGAGCCGAAGTGGGCGAACCTCACGCACAACGGCTTCCGCTTCGATATACCCTTCCTCCTCGAAGCGCTCACCAAGCACAACACGTTTAACCACGTCGAGCGCGAGGTGATCAAGAAGGAGCTTTACGGGAACGGCATGGACAGCGCCGTCCTCTACAAGGCCCGCGAGCTCGGCCTGCGCCCGACCGTCGACGAGACCTTCCCCTGGTTCGCCAAGCGCGTCCTCGATATACGGGCCTACGGCGTCAAGTACAACGTCGGCCATTGTTGCGAGACCCTCGGCATAGACCGGACCGGCATAGCCCAGCACCGCGCGCTCGCCGACATCCACCTTACGAACGAGATCTACCGGAAGCTGGTATGAAAGTAGAAAGCGAAACGCAATACCGATGCGACGCGTGCGGCAAGAAACTTAATAACAAGAAGCACGTCCGCCTACACCTGGCGTTTACGAGCGGCATCATGGCGCCGCCGTTTATAGCCGGCAAGCCCGCCGCGACCTTCGTCCGCGGGAACGGCGTCACGCACTTCTGCCCTAACATGACCTGCGCGCCGAAATGGCTCGCCAAACAGATCAATGAGACGGATACCCGACGAGCTGAAGGAGGCGATAGCCTCGAGTCCCTTACACGGGCGATGTATACGGCGGCTGGTATTCCGCGACCACGAATGCGAGGGACGGATAACCTGGGAGCACGCGATCCTTTACGCGGGCCGGCAAGTGAACGAGGTATGGGCGATCCTAGAGCTCTGCGAGAAAGCGCACTCGACGGGAGCCTACCAGGACACGGGAATACTCGACAAGCGGAAGAACGAATACCTGGCGATAAGCAGGATGACGGCCGCGGACGAGGCATCCTATCCACGTTGCGACTGGCGGCAACGGCGCTCCTACCTTAAAAGCCTCTACGGCCCCATACGCATCCCCCATGGTTGAGAAAGACATGCAGGCGGCGTTCAAGGTGCAGATAGAGATGGAGCCCCCGCCCGGCGCCGCGGCGTACGAGCTGAAGATAGAGAAGGGCACCAGCATGGCCTTCGACCGCGTCCGGCCGCACCAGCTAAAGGCGCTCCGGGCGGTAGCGAAGCGCGGCCTGTACCACAAGATCGCCGACAGCCCGGTATCGTGGAAGAGCGAGATGCGCTTTACGAAGCCGAAGCCCTTCGACTGCGCGTGGATACGCGGCGACGCCTACGTCATCATCCTCTTTTACCGGCCGCGCGAGACGAAGATCCTGTATTACATCAAGGTAGCGGACTTCGAGCGCGAGCGCGACGCGAGCGACCGGAAGAGCTTGACTGTGGAGCGGGCACGGGCCATAAGCAGTATAATAAAAGCGCTATGAACCTCGTCGACGAAGTAAGCGAGATAGTCCGCACCACCCCAGTCAGCGACATAGGCGACCTCGCCTTCCTCGCGCGCATCAACCCGGACCAGGCGCACGAGAAGATAGACAGCAAGCCCGGGTACAAGAGCCTCGTCGAAGCGATGACCGCTATCTTCGCGCACGCGGAGGACCGCGGCGTGCCGCGCGACAAGATCCTCGGCACGCTCCTCGGCGCCCACGACGAGATAGTCCGCTACGTCGTGCAGAAGGCCGTCCGCGCGAAGCTCCTCGACATAGGCGCGGTCGGCCTCGAGACCATCAACGCGCGCAGGACCCTAGAGGCGACGACCGCGAAACTCGACGAGACCCGCAAGGAGCTCGACGACATTACCAGGACCAAGACCCGGGCGCAGTTCCGCTCGTACTTGCGCTATACCGCCGACAACTACGCGATGACCGAGCACGAGAAAGAAGTCATACTCGCCGTGGCGAGCCGCGTATAAGTATGATGACAGTCGCCCCCTCCGCCCCCCGCTTCGGCTTTACCCAGCACAACCCGAAGCGGCGGGAGTTTAGGAACCCCGGACAGCGGCGCTCCCGGGGGTCCACGGCCCGCGGCCGCGTCCCGCTCCGAAAGGAGCGGGGGGCAGAGGGGACGAACGGCGTATGATCCCGGACCCCCCCCAGCTACTCGAAGTCGAATGGGTGGAGCCGGCGACGATACGGCCCTACGACAAGAACGCAAAAAAGCATCCGCGCCCGCAGGTGCAGAAGATAGCCGACAGCATCCGGGAGTTCGGCTTCAACCAGCCGATCGTCGTCGACAAGGACGGCGTCATCATCGTCGGCCACGGACGCTACGAAGCCAGCCGGCTCCTCAAGATGGATAAGGTACCCATTGTCACCGCGGACCTGACCGAGGAGCAAGCGAAAGCCTACCGGCTCGCAGACAACAAGCTCAACGAGAGCGACTGGGATATGGACCTCGTCGTCGGCGAGCTCGGCGGCATGAGCCTACCGATGCTCGACCTCACCGGCTTTACGCTCGAGGACATAGACCGCAACACGCCGAAGTACCAGGAGGGCCAGAAGGACGCGCTCCGGGAGAAGTACATCATTCCGCCGTTTAGCATTTTCGATACGAAGCAGGCGTACTGGCGCGACCGGAAGAAGCAATGGATGGGCCTTATAGGCGACAGCGGCGAGGGCCGGAGCGACACGCTGTTAGGCGAAGGGCTCAAGCGCCTCGCGCAAGCCGGCAAGAGCGCGAGCCTTACCGGCACGAGTATCTTCGACCCCGTCCTTTGCGAGATAGCCTACCGCTGGTTCAACGTCGAAGGCGGCCGCGTCCTCGACCCCTTCGCCGGCGGGAGCGCCCGGGGCCTCGTCGCGAGCATCCTCGGCTACCCCTACACCGGCATCGACCTGAGCGCCGAGCAGATAGCGGCGAACGAGAAGAAGGCCGCCGAGCTAAGCGAGAAGCCGGCCTGGATACACGGCAACAGCAACGACCTCGAGACGCTCGTCCCGGACGGCGACTACGACATGCTCTTTACGTGCCCGCCCTACTACGACCTCGAGCAGTACACCGACGACCCGAGCGACCTCAGCAACAAGGGAACCTACGAGGACTTCATCGCCGAGTACAAAGCGATCATAGCGAAGGCCGCCGCGAAGCTCCGCAACGACCGCTTCGCCGTCTTCGTGGTAGGCGAGATACGCGACAAGGACGGCAACTACCGGGGCTTCGTCGGCGATACCATAGCCGCGTTTAAGGAAGCCGGGCTCACCCACTACAACGACATCATCCTCGCGAACGCGATAGCGACCGCTAGCCTCCGCGCCAAGAATACCTTCGAGAACAACCGCAAGGTCGTGAAGGTGCACCAGAACGTCCTCGTCTTCGCGAAGGGCAAGCCCGAGCAGTACCGCGAAGCGTACGCACAGCTCCCGAAGATAGAGCGCTACCACGATAACGTACTCGTGTTTTACAAGGGCGACATAGAGGAGATCCGGAAGAACTACAAGGTCGTTAATACGGACCTCGACTACCTAGGCGCCGGCCTCGAGGCCCCGGAGCCGGAATAGCTATGAACGATTTACCGGCGCCGATCGTAGAAAGCATCAACGGCTTCCGTGTCGTCCGCGACGACCTCCTCCCCGGCGGCACGAAGGTGCGCTACCTAGAGCCGCTCATCGCCAAGCTCCCGACCGAGACGTTTATCTACGCGAGCCCGGCGTACGGCTACGCGCAGATAGCGCTCGCGCACGCCGCGAAGCTCCACGGCAAGAAGGCGGTGATCTTCGTCGCCAAGCGCAACGCGATGCACCCCCGAACCCTCGAGGCGAAAGCCGCGGGCGCCGAGATACACGAGGTCGAGCACGGATACCTGAGCGTCGTGCAGGCCCGCGCCCGCGACTACCGGCGCGACTACGGCGGCTTCCTCCTACCATTCGGCGCCGACCTCCCGGACGCCGTCACCGCGATCGCCGACGCCGCACGCGCGACCGGCGAGCACCCGACCGAAGTATGGGCGTGCGCCGGGAGCGGTACCCTTACCCGCGGCCTCCAGCAGGCGTGGCCCGACGCCAGGCACTACGCCGTCCGGGTAGGGAGCAAGCCGAACCCCGGCATAGCGCACGTCTACGAGGCACCGGAGAAGTACCAGGACAACGCCAAGCGGCCGCCGCCCTTCCCGAGCTGTAGCAACTACGACGCCAAGGTCTGGGCCTTTTTAGAGGCCCACGGGAGCCCCGGCGCCCTCTTTTGGAACGTGGCCGGCTAAGCACTTTATCCCCTGGACAGCAGATAGTAAGTAGTATTGACTATGGGTATGAACACCACGATGAACCGAAGCGGGATACCGACCCGGGACCGGGGGCGCGAATGGAAGGTGCAGTATTACGAGGAGCACACGATGGCCTGGAAAGACATACAGCAACGCTGGAAGGGCCAGGCCCACGCCGTCCTCAGCGCCGAGCAGTACACGCGCAAGACCGGCCGCAAGACGCGCCTCATGGAGATAGACAACAATACCGGCACGCGCACGCCGCTTACCGTCATAACCGACGGCGCCGGTACGCGGGTAGAGGACTGGAAGCAGGCGGTATGAAAGTAGGCGACAAGAAAACGGTCGAGTACGTCTGCCGCGCGCGTACGTGCGTGATATGCGAAGCGCCGGCCGAGTACCGGCTCTCGTTCCTCTACGAGAACGCGCGCCACAACCCGAAGAGTACGGCATACGGCCGCTACGGCGACGATATAACGTGGTGCTCGGACGGCGAGCAGTTCGCGTGCGAAGAGCACAAGCAAGAAGCCGCGCAGACGAAGAACGCCCCGGAAGAAGATATGCGCTGGTGCGCGACTTTCCCCGGCAAGGGCTACCCACACATGCTTTTATTCTGGGACGAAGTTAACAGCACGACAGTAGAAGCCGCGCCGGTATGAACTGGAAAAAGCTCAAAGACAACCGGTGCCCGAGCGAGAAGTGCGGCAAGGACCTCGCCCTCTCGAATATAAGCGAGGACCCGGCGACGATAGAGTGTAAGTGCGGTTTTAAGATAAGCGCGCAACGGTTCGCCGAGATCGTCGGCGGCATCATTAGCAAAACCATAGACTACGCTCACATATCACTCGTATGATGTACACGCAATTTACCGAATACAACGACTGGGAAGGTGAGCGCTGGAACTTCTATATACCGACCGCCGGCAACGAGGCGGCGATCCAGGAGCTAAAGGATCGGCTCGGCAAGGACGAAGCGTACTACTTCCCGGAAGGCCAGGAGCTTACCGAGGAAGAGGTAGATACGCTCGTCAGGCACGCGCACGACGGCTACATGAGCGAGCATACTAAGCTCGCCGGGCGCCTGGAACTCCCGACGCCGGCTAAGGACCCGGAAGATGACTACGACACGCTCAATAGCGTGCTTTACAAGGGCGGCATCACCAACCTAATGAAGAAGCCGACCTAGCTATGGCGCATACCCCCTTCGAACTAACGCCCGAAAGGCTGGTACAGTTGCACGACCTGCTAAGCGACTACTGCTTAGCGCTACAGAGCGACATACAGGACGACTACGACGTGCGCGACGTAGAGAAGGTCAAGGAGATCATTACCAAGATAGAAGAGGAACTACAGCCCGGCTCATGAAAAAGAACCCGATACACATCAGCGCCGACATAAGCCTCCCCCTCGACCTCGTCACCCAGACCGCGGCGATCCTCGCCAAGCGGCGCGCCGGCAAGAGCTACACCATGCGCCGGATAGCGGAACAGCTCCTCAAAGCGAGCCAGCAGATCGTCATCGTCGACCCGAAGGGCGACCAATGGGGCATCCGCTCGAGCGCCGACGGCAAGAAGAAAGGCTACCCGGTCGTGATCCTCGGCGGCGAGCACGGCGACGTGCCGCTCGAACCGAGCGCCGGCGAGCTCATAGCGAAGCTCGTCGTCTACGACCGCGTCAGCATCGTCCTCGACCTCTCGAGCTTCCGGAAGCACGAGATAGCGACGTTCATGACGGACTTCCTCGAAAGCCTCTACCGCCTCAAGGCCCAGGAGAAGTACCGCACGCCGACCATGCTCATCATCGACGAGGCCGACGCGATAGCCCCGCAGAAGCCCCAGCCCAACGAAGCGCGCATGCTCGGCGCGGCCGAGGACATCGTGCGCCGCGGCGGCCAGCGCGGCCTCGGATGCATCCTCGTCACCCAGCGAAGCGCGGTCCTTAACAAGAACGTCCTCACCCAGGCCGAGATGCTCGTCGTGCTCCGGACGATAGCGCCGCAGGACCTAAGCGCCATGAAGGCCTGGATAGACGTGCACGGCGACGTAGAGGAAGGCAAGGAACTCCTCAACTCCCTCCCCTCGCTCCCGATCGGCGACGCCTACTTCTGGAGCCCGGGCTGGCCGACCAGCGACGGGATCTTCAAGCGCACGCACGTCCTCCCGATAGAGACGTTCGACAGCGGCGCGACGCCGAAGCCCGGCGAGCGCAAGATCGTCCCGAAGAAGCTCGCGGACGTCGACCTCGAAGCGCTCAAAGGGCAGATGGCCGAGACCATGCAGAAGGCGAAGGAGAACGACCCGAAGGAACTCAAGAAGCGGATCGCAGAGCTCGAACGCCAGGCACGCATACCGATAACCACGACCGCGAATACCAAGGCCGCGGCGATTACCGCGCACCTGCCCCAGGCAGACTGGGCGAAGGCGCTCGAAGCGGCCGAGAAGAAGGGCTACGAGACCGGCGCGAAGAACGCCGAGACGGCCTGGCGCAAGGAAGCCGAGCGCGTCCGCCTCGACGGAGAACGGGAAGTTAATCGCCTCCGCGGCATCCTAAAGAAGATCCTCGGGCTCGCCGACCCGGACAATACTTGGAAGCCGAGCGACGTGAAGATACCGAACGCACCGGTCTTTACCAAGACCCACACGATACAGCTCAGCCACCCGGGCGGCGGCGGCGGTAAGCTACCGGCACCCGTACGCGCCGTAGCGCAGGACGGGGAACCGCGCCCGATACAGGGCGGCGCCCTCCGCATGCTCAAGACGCTCGTGAGCCGCTACCCGATGGAGTTTACGCGCCCGCAGTTAGGGACCCTCAGCGACGTAAAGCACAGCGGCGGTTCCTTCGGGACGTACCTAAGCCAGCTACGGCAGGCCGGCTACCTCGAAGAGGCGAACGGCAAGCTACGGGCGACCGACGCCGGCATAGAGTACCTGGGCGAGGACAAGCCGGCACCGCAGACGCCGGAAGAAGTACGCGATATGTGGCGCGCGAAGCTCCAGGGAGGCGCGCGCCGAATGTTCGAGGCCCTGGAGGCGCGCTACCCGGACGGCTATACCCGCGAGGAGCTCGGCGAGGCCGCACAAGTCGCCGTCAGCGGCGGCAGTTTCGGCACCTACCTTAGCCAGCTCCGGAGCAACGGACTGCTACAGGAAGAGGGGCCGACGATCACTTTATCCGAGACACTAACTACGTGAGCATGAGCAAGTACATAGGGAAGGTCATCATCACGCTCGAGGACGGCACGCTCGTCACCGAGCACGAGCTCACGCCCGAGCAAATAGTCGACGCCCTCGTGCTGGCGCTCGTCGGTAGCCGGCTAGAGACGCTCGACCACCGCATCGGCCGCATCGAGGACCGCGTCAGTACTGCACCTAGTGCAGTAAAACGCGCCAAGGGCGCCCCGAAGAAGATCAAGATTAAGACCAAGGACGGGGAGCTCAACCTCGAGAAGTTCGAGAAGCCGGAAAAGACCGGCAAGCGCAAGTACACGAAGAAGGCCGACAAGGAGCCGACCGACGCGACCCGCGGCCAAGCCGTCACGAAGGGCCACTACAGCATGGAGGACCGGATGAAGGCCGTCGCGCGCGTCGCGAACGGCGAGACCGTCAAGGACGTCGCGAAGGACCTCGGCGTGAGCTACTTCACCGTCTACACCTGGACCAAGAGCAAGATGGTCCCCCTCGAGCGTACGTACCTGAGCGAGAAGAACTGGAAGGCGGTCAAGGACTCCGACCCGCTCGAGGACAAGGCCGAGCTCGCCGCCAAGTACGAGGTCCCCGAAACGGAGGTAGACAAAGCCCTCGACACTTCCACGTATGATGAATACCGGCGCCGCGAATAAGCGCCGGTAATTAGAAAGCACTTAACCACCACGCAATGAAACGCATAGCACTACTGCTAGCACTCGCGCTCGTAGCGGTCCCGGCGCTCGCAAACGCCACGACCAGCTACAACGTGAGCATTACCAAACAGCTCTCCGCCTGCGGAACGAGCGACAAGTCCTTCACCGGCACCGCCAACTACAACGGCGACGACAGCACGAGGCTCATCGTGACCTTCGACGGCGAGACCGTCATAAGCGACACGAACGAGCAGACCAGCTGGAGCTTCCAGCACACGGCGACGGCCGGCGAGACGTACGAGGTGAAAGCCTACGTCTACAGCCAGGACAACCCGGTCTTGAGCGGCGAGGTCTTCGACAGCCCGCAAAGCCAGGACAGCTGGGAGTTTACCGTGCCGCCCTGCGAAGAGCCGCCCGTAGACGTATGCCCGAACGACGAGGGCGTACAGACCTGCGAGGAGGACTGCACGCCCCCGCCCCCGGTCGACGTATGCCCGGAGGACGAAGGCGTCCAGACCTCGACCGACGACTGCACCGTGCCCCCGCCGACGGACGTATGCCCCAACGACGAAGGAGTACAGACGAGCGAGGAGCAATGCACCCCGGAAGAGCCGCCCACCGACGTCTGCCCTAACGACGAAGGCGTGCAGACCGACCCGGCGCAATGCACCCAGGAACAGCCCGAGACGCCCCCGACCGATACCGGCGGGAGTAGCGGCGGAGGCGGCCACCACCACCGGAACCGAAGCGGCTCCGGCACGAGCAAGCCGACCCCGGCCTGCGAGGCCCCGGCGCTCGTACAAGGCTTCGCGGTCCACAACGCGGTACCGGGCGACGGCAAGCTCGAGCTGAGCTGGATACCCGGCAACAACCTCGCGGTCGTGATCCGCTACGGCCACACGATCGGCCAATGGCTCACCTACGTCGGCGCAACCGACGACGGCGCCGAGACGATCAGCGGCCTTACGACCGGACAGCACTACTGGTTCCAGCTGATACCCTTTACGTGTCAGTTCGGTACCTGGACGGAGCCGGTAGACCCGCTCCCGTAGGTCGCGCCCCGACCCCCGCACGCCCGCCGCCGGGCGCGCGCGGCCGGGCTACGACCCGATAACACCATGACGAAATATATACTTACCGGGATAGCGATAGTGGTTTTCTTCGTGCTTATAGTAGCGACCCTCTACGCGATACCACTAGCGATCGCCGCGTACGGCGTCGCGATAGAGAAGTCCTACGGATGGTACTGCCGCGCCACCGGCGGCCACATAGAGCGCGTGCAATGGGAGAGGACCGCAGGATCACGAAGCGTCTGCAAGACGGACACGCCGGCACCGGCAACACCATGACCGAGCTAAGCCAGGCGGAGACCGACTTCCTCAAAGAGTCGAACGCGATAGAAGGCGTCTACGGCGATACGGCGCTCCGCGACGCCGGCGAGGCCTGGGACTACGTCAAGTGGTCAAAGAACCTCACGCTCGAGACGATCCTCAGAACGCACGCCATCCTTATGCGCGGCCAGCCCATCGAAATGCGCTACAAGGGCGCCTTCCGTACCATCCCCGTCTACATAGGGAACAAGGAGGCGATAGACGCCAAGAGGATACGCGAGCAGATAAAGAATTGGCTCAAGGCGATGAACGGCGAGCCACGCAAGGACGACGACTGGAAGAGCTTGCACGTCTGGTACGAGGAGGTCCACCCCTTCGTCGACGGCAACGGCAGAACCGGCCGCATCTTTATGAACTGGTACCGAGTACGCAACGGCCTCCCGATCCTCGTCATACACGCCGGCGAAGAGCAGTACGAGTATTACAAGTGGTTCGACTAGTTCATTGCAGATTAATGCGATAGTGCTATACTACGGACGTCGAAAAGACCGGTGGCGGAATTGCTCTTCGCGTCCCCGTTAACCGCTTCGAAGCTAGCAAAGCCGCCCCACAGTAGGCGGTTTTGTGTATGAGGGGAACGGGCCCCGGGCCTATACTTTTTACACGGGCCAACCCAGGCCCGGGGAGTCTAGTCGCATGACTATCGACCAATGCACCGAACGGCTCGGCATCACCCTCGAGGACCTTTTCCGGCAGGCATACGACCAGGAGCGAGGAGTGATCTACGGATCCTCCCCCGCCACGGACCTAGCCTGGTACCGCAAATGGAAGCACCCGCCTCCGTACGTGGTACACCACCTCAACCGGCTCGAGAAGGAATTCGAGCGCGCCCAGTAGGGCTACCGAGGGAGGGCGTCTACGGACCCCTCCCTCACTTCGCCCCGCGCTATACTTTACGAGTGGAAGGAGAGACGCCCGCGGCCGGCTGGCCGTACCGGATAAAGATACCGCCCGGCTACGAAGCCTGGGAGCCCTACTTCGAAAAGAATTACCAAGACGCATGCGCCGCGCTCGGTATAGAGCCGGAGCCTAAACAGAACACGATGCTATGAAGGTGATACAGCGCTGGGCCTCCTACGTATGGCTTTTCTGGGCCGCCAACTTTTTACTCGCGCTCGCCGGCTACGGCCCGGGCGATAACCTCCCGTGGTTCCTCCTCTGGGCGTTTCTCTTTAACGCCGTCGCCTACGCCTTCGCCGCGCTCTACGAGCACGACATGGAGAAGATGAAAGGCGAGTACGACGAGATCCGCAAGGAAGCCGAGAGCCGACGCGACAGCATATGGGACCGGAGGCCATAAAGGTCCTTTTCCTTGACGTCGACGGCGTGCTCAACAGCGCTCACGACTTTAAGATGCACCGCGGCCAGGAGTGGATCATGATAGATCCGTACAAGGCGCTCCTCGTCTACCGCATCCTCGAGGCCACGGGCGCCAAGGTCGTGCTCTCGAGCAGTTGGCGCGGCTACCCGAAAGGCGAAGCCGACGTCGTAAAGATGATCGGCCACGAGCTCCACGACCGCACGCCCCGAGGAAGCGAGAAAGGCCACGAGCGCGGCTACGAGATACAGGACTACCTCGAAGCCCACCCGGAGATAGAGCGCTACGCCATCGTCGACGACGACCGCGATATGCTCGAAGAGCAGATACCGCACTTCTTTAAGACCAGCTGGGAGACCGGGCTCACGGAGGAGACCGCCGCGGCCATCACCAAGCACCTCACGTAGTACGGACTATCCCCGCCCGCGCCCTAGACGCGCCCAGGAGAGAGCGTATCCTGGAACTTAACCGGCTCAGGCCGGCATTGATAATAAGCGCATCTCCATATGGATGACGTCAACACGCAGGACGGCGGCACGACCTCCGAAGAGGGAGCAGACGCCGGCGCCGCGGATACCGGTAGCGATACCGGTACCGACACGGCCGCCGAATAAGCGCCGCACGACCGCCCCCTAGGGAATACGTAAAGCCGCTCGCCATGGGAGCGGCTTTACTCGTGTTATAGTCCGCAGTATGGACGACGCGATAGTCAACACCAGCGAGCGCGCCGCAGACGTAGCGACGCCGGGACCGACCGCCACGAACAGCGGCATCACGACGAGCGGCATCGCGCCCCCACAAAGAGACATAGCTTACACGATTAAGGACGCGAGTTTCCCCGCGCTCCATATATACGCGAGCGCGAACGCGTGGTGGACCGAAAGGGGAAAAGTCGAACGGCTGATAGAGGCATTCAAGGCGGGCCATTTAGTCCGGGACGCCTGCATTTACGCGGGTATTACGACGGACCAATGGAAATACTTTAACGAGGTACACCCGCACTTTTCCCCCGTCCAGGAGATTTGCGAGCGCTTAAAGATATTCCCGGCCATGGAGACCGTGAACAAGGGCATTAAGACCGACCCGCGGCTCGCACTCCGCTACCTCGAGCGCGTGCACGACGGCTTTAAGCCGAAGCTCAAGGTCGAGGACGATACGCCGGCCGCGGCGCCGACAGTTAACGTAAACGTAGACGCGCATGTCGACACAACTAAGATTGAGGAACTACTTGCGGGAAAGCTGGCAGGGTATACCGACGAACGAGACGGAGCGGGCGCTCCTCCTCGAGATAACGGACCGGCTGTGGCGCAAGGAGATCCGACGTAGGGGCCTCGAGTTTTTTAGCCGGGAGGTCCTCGGCTTCGATAACGCCGAGCACCAGCGCGAGTGGTACGACGTGCTGGATAACAAGGCGCTCCGGAAGATAGCCCTAGCCGCGCCCCGCGGGCATACCAAGACGACCTGCTTTAGCGTCAACTACCCGCTAAGCCGCATAGACGAGGACCATAACGTCCGCCTGCTCCTCGTCTCGAACGCCGCGCCGCAAAGCGAGGGCTTCCTACGCGAGATCGTCGCGAACATAGAGCGCAACCAGGCATACGTCGACTACGCGGGGCAGTTAAAGCCGCAGAAGCCCGAGAAGTGGACCAACCGCGAGATCATCGTCGACCGGAGCAAGTACGACATGAAGGACCCGACGATAAGCACCGTGGGCGTCGGCGGCACCATCCTTTCGAAGCGCGCCGACGAGATTATCTGCGACGACCTCCTCAACCCCGAGAACACCAAGACCCAGGAACAGCGCGCGAAGATCAAGGAGTGGTTCTTCCAGGTGCTCCTCCCCGTGCTCGCCCCGGGCGGCCGCGTCATTTTCGTAGGAACCGTATGGCAGAACAACGACCTACTTAGCGAGATCCTCGAGGACCCGATGTGGGACTACCGCAAGAAGTTTAAGGCCGTCATAGACGAGCCCGCGCACCCCGAGCTATGGGAAGAGTGGTACGCGAAGCGTTTCGCCGGCACGCCCGAGAGCCAAGCGGCCGCCGCGGCCTTCCTCCGGGAGAACGACGCCGCCATGCACGAGGGCGTGCACGTCCTCTGGCCGAAGGTCTTCCCCTACGAGGTGCTCTACCCCCTCAAGCGCGCCAACCGGGTAGCGTTCGAGAAGGCGTACCAGAACAACATCGTGAGCCGGGAGGACCAGAAGTTTAAGGAGGAGTGGCTCGAGCGCGCGAAGGAGCGCGGCGCCAACCTCCGGCTCGTGCACACGTTAAGCCAGGACCAGCGCAAAGAGTTTAAGATCGTCACCGCGGGCAACGACCTAGCGGCCGGCGAGAAAGAACAGGACGACGACAACGCGCTCCTTACGCTCGGCTTACGGCGCCTCGACGACATGGTCCAGGTGCTAAGTCTCGACCGCGGCAAGTTTTCCCCAGCCGAGTGGAGAAAGACGATGGTCGAGCGCTTCGACGGACTCGCGCATGATAGGATAATCGTGGAGTCGAACGGGTACCAGATCGCGATTAAGCGCGACCTCGCCGACAAGAACCTTCCGGTAGTAGCGTTCAATACGGGCGGCGAGAAGCTCGACCCGTACATAGGCGTAGAAAGCCTGGCGATCCTCTTCGAGAACGATCGGGTCATCCTGCCCTACGACAAGAGCGACCCGACGACGATAGCGCTCATCGACCAGCTCGTGGACGAACTCCGGCAGTTCCCAATAGGCCACACCGGCGACTCCGCGATGGCGCTCTGGTTCGCCTACACCGCGATGCGAGACCTAAGCGCCGCGAGCGGTACGAGCGGCTTCCTGCAGATGATCGCAGGGGACGTCGCCCGGATTAAAGACGGGACCACGCCTAATAACAACCTAGCCACATGGAAAGCAATGGCGGGCGGTAAGAAAAAATAG